AAAAAAAAACTGTCAAGCGGGGATGCCCTTACGGGGGGCTCTTAAGAAGGATGGCCGAGGCGGCCGCCGCGTTATAAAAAAAAAGCGCTTAGGGCGCGGGTCACTGCTCGATGGCGCACTCGGCCATCAGCTTGCGGATTGGGTCATTGTCCGGCCCGCTCTCGTACGTGCGGAAGGTGAGGGCTTTAGCCTGGAGGGGCTTGCCGGTCTCTGCTGAGCTCTCGGCGAACTCCACGGTCAGCGGCAGGCCCTTCACGTCACGCTCGAAGCGTGTGGTCATTTGGCCATCGGGAGCCTGCACTTTCTGGCCAAGGCACTCGTAGATGGCTTTGCGAGTCTTGTAGTTCATATTTTTAGGGACGACGTTGAACGTTTTGTCGTGAGGGTCTTTCGGGTCGGGCACTTCGCACACCCATATGACCGCCCCGACGTCTTTCCCCCGGGTCCCCTGCGTGTACCCAACAACCGGAAATTCTGCGTCGTACTTTGGCTTTATTTTTAGAAGGTTTGCCGAGTGGTAGTTGCTGTACCCATAGCGGTACCCGGCCGCGTCTTTTCGCGCAATCGCTCCTTCGTAACCCTCTGCAATGAACTTTTTCACGAGCGCATCTAACTCTGCCATGCTGCCCACCGGAAAGTTCTCAACGCGGAGGATGTGGGGGTGAGGCCTCCCCCCCGCGTCGGCCGCCATAAAGAAAGCGTCAAGGTAGGCCTGGCGATGGCGGCTTTCCATGTCATGGCCGGCGGCCTTTGCATGAGGAAAGAACACATCAAAGATGTGGAATTCAAGATGGCGGTCGTCGTCGCCCCGACGCGCCTGTCCTGAAATTCTGTTGAGGGGGGTGCCGTGGAGGTAGAGCTCGCCGTCAAAGTAAGGAATGGGCCCGGTTGCGACCGGCCCTGCGCCGTAGGCGGCAAGGACGCACCGGTCGCGCTCAGTTGTCGGCGCCGCTGGCGTGCCATACTCGCCGGGTTTGACCGGCGGCACCGCCGCAAACATGGGCAGCATTTCGGCCACGATGTGGTCTTTGCCCGGAAACTCGGTGCCCGTTCGCGAGTAGCGGACCAGATGCGGGGTCGGGCGCCCATCCCCAGTATTCTCGGGGGGGGCTTGTGCGTAGACGACGAAGTGGACGCCATCCAGCTTGCGTTGGACTGTGATGCCGGAGACAAAGTCCGCCGGTTTGAGTACTGCTTCACGGGAATCGCCAATTTTCTTAACGAGCATCGGGGGCGGCTTTGCGTCAAAAGTGTTAAGGGATGTCTTTTCGCTGGCGGCCTCATCGGCGGCCTCAGCGGCGGCCTCATCGGCGGCCTCAGCGGCGGCCTCAGCGGCGGCCTCAGCGGCGGCCTCAGCGGCGGCCTCAGCGGCGGCCTCGCCGGTGTCACCCCGCTTGAGTTGCTTGTTATAAAGGCCGAGGGCGTCACGGAGTGCCTGCGTAATACAGTTTGTTGCGTTCTTTTTGCCAAGATTTTTTCCGACGCTGACGTAGGTCGGAAAGATGTCGCGAACCTTCCCCCCTTTCTGCGCGGCTTTAACGGTAATCTCGGCTTTGTACCCGTCGAGGTCGGCCGCCGGCTGGTCAAGCATAGCATCGGTAATCACGGCGTACTCGCCACCCTGCGGGGGGATGAGCCGCACACGAATCGTCCAGAAGAGTGTTGCGCCGCGGGCGCTAGCATAGGCGAGCGTGGGGAAGACAAACTCGGTACGACCCTCGGCAAACTTTCCCGGGATGGTGCCGGCCTCAATCGCGATCCTCATGTTGGCGATGTGGACCGGCGCAGACGCCATTGGTCGTGCAGGTACTAGGACCACCGCCCAGTTCAAATCCAGATCTGCGCCACGTAATTGAATCCACAAAACATATTATATACTCCCGCGCCTGCGCGACATGTCCACAGCCAGCGCAAAGCCGACGCTGGAAACCCTCGTGACGCGCTACCGGCGCCAAGTGGGCCGCGACGACGGCTCAACCCCCGAGCTCGAAGTTCGCATCCAGGACGTCGACTACGCCAACTTCGCAGCAATCTACGAGGCGCTCCAAACCAAAAAAAGCGGGGACGGTCACCCGTTTGCCATTGGGGACGGCGCGCTGACCCAGATGGTGAGCTCAATCATGGACGTGCGCGGGGCGGCCCGCGGGGAAGGCCCCCAGCGCCACTTGCGCCCAATGAGAATTCGCGAAATTTTCTTTGAAGCTGGCCGCCGGGTGCGGGAACAGTTTATAAGAAAAGAGCCGATCCTAATCCCCTTCCGGGTGCCGAGCACCAGTGGCCTCGCCTACACGGTCGCGCTGTCGGCCGAGCGGCTCGACGACCACGGCTTCAGCAGTGATGAGGGCGCGGTGATCCGCGCAAAGGCGCGCGTGAGTTTTGCCCTCACGCTGGTCGGGGTTTCCGAGATGCGTCCCGAGCTCCACTGGCGCATCGACATGACGGTGACGCGCCAAATCATGGGCAGCGACGCGGGCTCGTCGTTGAAACAGATCGTCGCCCAGATGTTTGCGACGGCGCCGCCCATGTCGCCGGCGACATTCCTCACGGCGCTGCGCCTCGACGATGACGCCAACCCTGCCCCCCGCCAGCTTTACCGCTACGAGGTCGAGGCCGAGTTTATGGGGCCCGCCGACGTCCGCGACGCAATCCGGCCCGCCGATGTCACCGCCGCCGCCGAAGCAATCCTACACCTCGCGAACCCCGAGTACATGCGCGAAGCAATTATGCAGGCCGAGGTCTACCGCGCGGCAAAGTTAATCGTGAAAGCGCCGGGGTACCTGCGCCGCTTCCAGCATGAGCTCGGCTTAAAACGGATGTTGCCGTCGGCGCTTGCAATCACGCGCGCCGACTACCGAGGTATCTATCCGCCAAAAGGCCTGTACCTCACAGAAAAAACCGATGGCAAGCGTGCGCTTGCGGTCGTCCATGACGGCCGGGGCGTAATTATCTCTGACCGCCTCATTGACGGTTTTGCGCCAAATGCCGGGGTAAATATTTCCGACCCCATTTATGCCGGAGACACAATCCTCGATGGGGAGCTCGTCATCGATGGGTCGGACACCACGTTCTACGCGTTTGACGTAATTGCCATTGCGGGCGAGGACGTGACGCCCGACGGCTTCAAAGAGCGGATTAGCCGGATCGCCGAGGCTGTCGAGATCATGCGCCAGGTGGGCATGCCTGTCAGCGCGAAAAGCTACACCCGCCTCAGCAGCGACCGGCCCGCCGACCTTGCACGCGAAATCAGCGCCGTGTACGACAAACCGCACCCCTACAAGACTGACGGGCTCATATTTGTTGAGCCGGGAAAGCCTTACAGTGTGACGTCAACCTACAAGTGGAAGCCGGCGGCCCACAACACCATTGACATGCTCGCCCGTCGCACGCCGGCGAGCATCCTTGGAAAGGAGCCCTTCGTCGATCTGCCCGGCCACAAGGTCCACTTCCTATTTGTCGGAATTAACCCCGACCTCTACGACGCGCTCGGCCTCCAGTGGTGCCCCGGATATGCCGACCTCTTCGGCACTGAGCCGCGGCGCGGCCGCGGCGCCCGCGGCCAGGCCGACGACAGCGGCATGAAAACCGGCAGCTACTTCCCAATCCAGTTCTCGCCCAGCGACGCCCCGCTCGCCTACGTCTACCAGCACCCCGACGACTCGCCCCATGGCGCCGAGATTGACGGGCTGATTGTTGAAGTCCGCTGCGCCGGCGGCTGTATCGCCGCCGGTGGCGGCGCCGCGCTCGTCGACTGGGAGCTGACCCGCGTGCGCGAAGACCGCCGCCGCGAGCTCGCAACAGGGTGTTACTTTGGCAACGACTTCTACACGGCCGAGCTCATCTGGCTCAACTATGTTGACCCTTTCCCCATCGAGCAGCTCTGGGAGGGGCCCGCGCTCGACTACTTCATGAAGCCCAAGAATGGTATATACCGCGCGCAGACGGCCGTCATCAGTTTTGTTAAAACGCAGCGCATTGCCGCGCTGAAGCACGCCGGCTGGGTAGTTGATGTTGGCATCGGCAAGGGGCAGGACCTTCACCGTTACCTCGACGCCGAGGTCCAGCACCTCATTGCCGTCGATCGGGACCGCGCCGCCCTTTCTGAACTGGTGCGCCGCAAGTACAATTTCGCGAAGCGTGGCACGACCCCGGGAAACACCCATGCGGATGAAAATGGGCGCGGCGCTGCCCGCCGCGGGCGTGACGGGAAGTCGCGCACGGCCACCACAATCCATGTCCTTGCCGCTGACGCCAACGAACCCTTCGGCCAGACACTGAGTAAGTTTGAGTCTCTTGGCCTCACCCCCATGTCGGCGGACGCCTTTGTCTGCAACCTTGCCGTCCACTATTTCCTCGCAGACGTCTCCTCAATGCGCAACTTTGTCGCCCTCGCCCGCGGGTCTGTTAAAGTCGGTGGCCAGGTTATCCTGACCGTCCTCCTCGGCGAGGCCGTCCACGCCGCCTTTACCAGTGACCGCACCGCTCTTGGCGAGTCCTGGGACATCTTTGAGGGGGGTGGCGCTGCCCCGCCGACGCGAAAATTCTCGCTGCGACGGCTCTACGCCAGCGAGAAACTTGAGGCCGCTGGCCAACGCATTGGGGTACTCCTTCCTTTCAGTGAGGGCCGCTACTACGAGGAGTTCCTCGTCAACACAAAAGCCCTCACGTCAGAGTTTACCTCGCGGGGCTTTAGCCTCACGGCCTCGACCAACGCCGCGAAGAGCATCCCGGACTTTGAAGCACGTAACCGTGCGCTTGCAGGGATTCTTACTGAGGGCGACCGCAAGTGGCTCTCTTTCTATGGGGATCTAATCTACCAACGAGTTAAGTAGTATTTATTGGGCCTGCAAAATTGAATGTTTTTTTGTGCAACAACCAATTGGTATGAACCAAGTCCCTTCGGGGGCAGACCTCCGCCAAAAGAAGACAGCCCCAGCCTCGGAAGCATACCTCGAGGGGGTGAAAGAGTACCTCGACACGAAGAAAACATGCAGCCAGCATCCCATCTTCTACATCGCCCATTACCTAGAAACCGGCACCTACGGACATTACCAGAGATTCACGGACGCGATGACCATCTTTGGTTATGATATTATTGAGCTCCAAAACTACCGCGCTGCCGGCAAGACGGGCCTTGACATCGCTCGAGAAATTGTGTCCCGGTAGACTTTACAGATGTCATGCGGTGGTACTCCCAGCTAGCTGCGGGCGACCGCAAGTGGATCTCCTTCTATGGGGGGTCTGGCCACCAAATATTAACTGTTTTTTTTGTACAGTAACTAACTAAAGCGCCGATGCGGCCGGGCTCAATGTCCTAAAAAGGCCGACATCATACAGTCCACCCCCCATTGATTATATCGATAACGGGAATGCCTTCTTGAATGGGACCCCCTTCCGCCATATTGCCGATTACCTCAAGACAGTCAAAAAAAGCCTCCAGGCCACTGAGGTGGTGGACCGCAAGACGGGCAGTACACACCACGCCGGGGTAGTGCGAGCAAAGCTCGCCGATGCGCTGTTTTTGAGAAAACTTTTTTTACAAAACCGCCGATCCCCCAGACGCGGACCACATATTGGAGTGAATCTACTTTCCTCAAGCGGACTTTGGCCACACGCTTTTGAAGAAAAAATTGTCATTCGCTCTTTTTGAAGGACCCTACCTATGATAGTTCTGGTCGCAATGCCGCTCATTGACCGCGACGCTGCTTTAGTTGATGGCTGGGGCGCCGGCATTGCGGCGGTAGCCGCGGCGCACCCCGAGATCCAATTTATTAAATGCGCCGCGGTGCGCTCAGGGGATGATGCCGCCCAGCGGGCATGCAAAATAACCGGGATTGACATTGTGACGGTGCCTTGGTACGCGATCCCCACCGATAAACGTCACAATTATGACGGGGTGATGCTTAAACGTATTCGGCTCATGCGGGAGGCTGTCGAGCGGAGCGCAAATATAATATGGTATATTGACGCCGACATTCAGGTGCAGCCGACCTACTGGGTGGCCATAAGCAACCTGTTTGCCGCCGGCCACCCTGTTGTCGTGATCCCTTACGCCGTCAGATGGGCCGGCGGCATGCCGGCCGTATGTACATTGCAGGATTCAAAGCTATCGCTCCATGATGCGCGGAAGTTCCAGCCGGCCAACCCCAATATAACGTCGATGGTTATTGCCGGGGGCGGGTTTGGATGCACGGCGCTGGTGGTGGCAGTTGCCACGGAAATCCCCTTTAGTGTTAAAGAATTGGCCCTTTCTTCCGGGGGGTACGTCTGCGGCGAGGACATCGGTTGGTTCTTAAACGCAGTCCACGCGGGGATTAAAGTGCGGATGCCCCTGGGGCTCATTGCCAATCACCTTGGATGTGAGACCCCCCCTGAGCGTGCAAAAAGTGGAGCCCTTGATTCTTAGACGGCGTGGCCAGATCGGGGGCCATATCGGCGGTACTCCTGGCCGTGGGGCTTCTGCACGCGGTCCATGTCCCAGCGGCGGACGTGTCCATCAAGCTCGCGCCCGGCGGTACCCAGGGTATCCTCGATGTCACGGTCATACCCCTCCCGCCCCCCCTGCTGCCAAAAGGGGATTGACTCGCGGCGCATAAAACGTGTCCCGCCATTTTCTCGCCAAGAGCCCCCCCAGGCGTAGGCATCCCCGTAGGCCTGACCCGCGTGGATCTCGGAGGACCCAACCTTTGTTTCAGTTGCGGTCCAACCATCGCCCCAGTACTCGGCAAGGGCCTGCTCAGGAGTGCGGTGTGGGTCGCCCCGGCTCCAAGGCGAATCGTCTTCGCCGTAAAGAAAGACGTCACCATCGGTGGGAGGGTGAACCAGCTGGTCCTCGCGCAAGGCGTACAGGGGCCCCGGCCCGTTGAGGTGCTCAAGGCCAGGCGGCCGCAGGCTGTCAGAGACGAACATCCGCATATGGTAGGGTTCGTCGTCTTCGCCGACCCCATCGCGGGGGGCGCGTCGCTCAATATTGTGGGCCTGATCGCGAAGGAGGGAGAGGCGGTCTTCATAGAAAGCGTGATTTAGCCGCCGCACCTCATCCCAAAGGCCAACCGCAGGCCGGAGCGCGCCGCGTTGAGCGATAGGGTCCGAAGCGAGGACCTCGATCGCGCGCCCGGTGCCGCTGGAGTACTCGATCAAAGCATCATGCAGAGTCGCTAGCGTGAAGGCCCGCAGCGGGCCCGCCGGCACGCGGCGGGTAAAGAGATCGCGGAGGTAGGCAAGGTTCTGGGGCGACCGAAACTGGGCGATTACTCGATCCCGAAAGCGGGGTGGGGCCCGCGGGGTTTCGCGGCCAACGCCATAGAGTGCGGGAGAGTCCATGCCACTGCGCCCAGGACGAGCGTATACAGTCCCGCCAAAAAGTGGCGGCTGCGCCGGTCGCCGCCGAAAGTTTTGCGTCTGGCATGTAGTAAACCGGCGCCGCCGGCATTTCTCCATTGAAGCCGGCCGAACCTTTTATATAACAGAGCGCCGCCCCCTCACCAGAATGAAAAAAGGGGGTGAAAAAGGGCTGACCACGGTTGGCGGCCCAACCCTCAGTGCCCGGCCAGACAATTTTGGGCAGGGGAGACCCCCCCCCTGCCACGGCAGAACGGCCCCTCGTGAGGAGAGCGATGAAGACCGCCCGGTACTAACGGGGCCGCGGGTGCCGACCAAAACGTCGATTGGCATTATCCTGTGCCGCCGCAACGTCAAAACAGGGCGCCCCGAGGTGCTGCTTGCACACAAGCGGTACACCTACGCGTTTGCCGAGTTCGTCCACGGCCGATACGCGCGGGGGCGCGCCAGCTTCGCCATGACGCTCCGCAACATCACCCCCCTATTCGACCTCATGACGCGGGAAGAGCTGTTCGACGTCCTCTCCCTCAACTTTGAGCAGATGTGGTACCGCATCTGGCTCACGCTCGATAACCGCGACCTCTATAACAAAAAGTACGCCAAGTTCCAGTCCACTTTCATGCGTGAGGACGGGGGCGCTGCCCTCCGCCGTCTTGTTATGCTCGCTCGCGCCACCGGCGTTCTTCTCTGGGAGGTGCCAAGGGGGCGCCACCTCAACGCGCGTGAGGCCGACAGCCTCTGCGCCTCCCGCGAGCTGCATGAAGAGACCGGCGTCGAGAAGAGCGAGTACCGGTTCCTCCCAGGCGTCAAGCGCCGCGTCAGCCACGTCAGTGCTGGCACTCGCTATGTCTGCGCATACTACATCGCGCTTGCCAACCCGCACCTTGCAAATGCTGACGGCTACGACGACCCTTCCCGGCCAACCCTGCGCGACCTCAGCCACATGGCCGAGGTCAGCGAGGTCCGTTGGCACGACATTGAGCGAGTCCGCCTCATCGACAGCTCCGACTCACGGCTCGAAGCGCTCGTTGCGCCGGCCTTCAACCTCATAAAACAATATTTAAAGGGCCGGTGGGCCTCCCGCCGCCCCGTTATTGCCCCGCCAACCACAGCAGTCTTGCCGCCAGCCGCCGGCGCGGCGCGCGCCCCCGAGGAGGGGTGGCGCCCGGCGCAGAAGGGTGCCCGCGCCAGCAAATTTTGCAAGCAAAATAGCGGCAGCAGGCCGCGGCCCCCGAGAGGTGAACAGTGCAACGACCGGTGTAAAGGGGGCGCCAAAAAATAACTGGCCGCACGAGTTCACCGCCTCGGCTTATTTTGCCGCTGCGCCGGGGCAAGGACGTGCTGCCAGAGGATTGCCGCGCAAAGGATGTCATGTGCCGTCTGATGAAGGAACCGGCGCGCCTCGTCAAGACTAATCACGCGAAGGTCGGCCTCAATTTCATTTGCCGACCCGATGCGGCGGGTGCCGTATCGGGCGGGCGAAGCGGCCGGGGTGTAGTGCCAGGAATCGGCCATGAAGTTTCGCACATCAGTTGATCCAGCAAAATGTTCAGGGTCGTGGTAGTACCGGCACGTGGCACCGGCGCACCCTTGGCGCCGGCAGTCTTTAACGCGTGCCGGCGCCTCATAGGTAACTGAGCCCGCACTGCGTGGGGGGGGGCGGTAGATGTGCCCCAGATTCGCATGGAGGACGCACCCACCGACCCGCACGGCAAAGTGGTTCCAATGCGGGATATAGTAGATGTCGCCGCCTGTAATGCCCGCAAAGATGTCAGGCGCATTTTTTAACGCAGTTGGAAGGACGATGGCGTCGATGGCAATACTTCCAATAATATTGACAGACAGTCGGGCCGGGACGAGCGGGGCGAGCGGGGCGGGTATAGGGTGTGGCATATGCGTCGCAGCGACTTTTGCCCAGGCGACCGGCGCCGGATCTGGCGGCCTACTAGCCGCTGCAGATCCGTCGGCTGCCCGTGGCTGCGCACGGTTGAGACCCTCCTGGGCGACTTTGAGCTCGGCCCGGTGGAGCGCCTCAGCAGCGGCGCCATTTTTGACCACCAGTGCTGTGAGCTTCTGGAGATCCATGTAGAGCTGGCGCAAGGTCAAGATCGCGCCCGCGCGGGTCTCAAATGTTGTGATGTTAAAGATTGGGCTTTCCTGGCGGGTGCCCTCGATGACTGCACACAGCGTGCCCACAATGCGGTGGATTGAGCAGACCCGCGCATCGAGTTCACTCGCTAGGTCCGGCAGGTGATCGGCCACTTGCGCCGGTGGGGGCGGCAGATCCATCATCAGTATGGCACAAAATGGTGTCTCTCTAAGTATGTCCTGACAGTCGCAAATTACTAGTTTCCGTTGGGCTGCGATGCGCGCGCGTCTTTTTGGCTGAGAAGATACTCGAACAGCCGCTTGCGCCGGTCCCGATCGTTATCTGTGTCTTGGCGTGCAAAGTCTGTTTCGACTTGTTTTTGCATTTCAATAAAAACCTTGTCTTCCTCAAGGAGCTGCTTGACAAGGGAGGCGCGGTACCGCCGAATAACATTTTCGTCCGAATGCCGGTTTTCTTCTCGGTGCAGGAGGACAAGGTACTCCGCCTGCAGCTCGAGGAATTCCTCCCGCGTGTCTAGTTTTGCCGTTGCGTGCTTCAAGAGGTATTTCTCGAAAGCCTTGGCGCTAAATTTTCGCATCTGGACCATCCAGCGGAGGACAATCGGAAAGCTTATGTTGAAATCTTTATAATCGGTCTGGAGCACCTCAAGAAGCCTATCGTTGGCGGCGTCGTCCTCTTTGGCAACTTTTGACTCGGTGACGCGCTTCCAGATCTCCCGCGCGATTTTGATTATCTCGGCAGGAGTTGCGTGCTGAGAAGAAGACACCGAGGCTTCGACCGGAACCTCCCCAAATACAAACTGTGAACCGTCGTTGGGTTGAAAATTTGACATTGTTTTGTCTTGTGAGGCAGTATAGCCTGCGCCACAACTCTTCAAAATACGCGCTTGACACAAGCTTTCTACTTGTCGACAACAAAGTTGTTGATATTGTGGCCTGACTGTGACGCCTCCGAAATCCGGGCACGTTTCATAAATCCTGTGGCGGGAGACGACGTAAATTTGGGACTGTAGGGTTTAGCGCATTTAAGTTGCGCAACTGAGGCATACGAGGGGATTTCGGCATCAGTTTCGTCCATTGCGCCTCCAACAAAATCACTATCAATAATAAAATCTCCAAATGATGCGACTAAATGATGATGGGCGCCTCCGATGGCGTCCTCGCCTGCATCCGCTTCTGTGTCCTCGTCTGCGCCCTCGCCCGCTTCTTCGTCCTCGTCCGCTTCTTCGTCTGCGCCCTCGCCCGCTTCTGCGTCCTCGCCCGCTTCTGCGTCCTCGCCCGCTTCTGCGTCCTCGTGTCTGACTTCACTGGCGCTGTCGCTACCATCCTCGCTCTCGTCGGCAGTATCAAACACGGTAACGACCGCCCCCCAGTCGAGAGCCTTTGACGCACCACCATTTTTAAGCCCGCCCTGCGGGAAAGCTATCTGGGGGTACTTTTTAACAAAACGATTAAGGCTGGCCGTAAAGTCCTCGTAATACCCGTCGGGTGTCACGCGCTCGCCAAACAACAAGTCATCGTCCGGAACCGACACTTCGATCGGTTGGGGCATGTTGCTGAGGGATGTAAAGCCTGTAAAGCCGGGGTTATATGCAAGCAGGAGATCTTGGGGACTTGCGTGACTTTCCATCACGCCCTCTATTCTCCAGATATTGGGTGCGGGTTCTTATGGAGCGGGCGGATCTTCACCGGGACAGCATTGCAGAAAAAAAGTGGATGCCTAGATACCCGCTGGGCACATTGCCGTCCTAGCCGCCGTCGAGCGTTCTGAAAGAAGCGTCACAACCCTCGGGGCGCGCCGGCTGGGGACCGGCGGGCTGGCTGAGCGCCTCTCGGCGCGTCAAAACAATATTGTAAATATGGTGGAGGACCTCTTCGTTTGCCTCAGTCACGGCGTCAAGGTCAATGTCAACTTCCTTATTCCCGCCAGTTTCCATGACAACGTTGGATCCAATCTCCATCATGACGATGGAAAGGATGGCGAGTTTTGTCTCGCGGTTGAGTATGCCAGCATTCTCAACAATAAAGCTTTTTTGTTGGCTAATGCTTGGCGTGCGGGGAGCATTTTCTTCTGCGGCAGCCGCCGACGCTGAAACCATTACGAGAGGACTGCTCGTAGCCTGGTGTTTACTCGACTGGCAGCTGCGTCCAAAAGAGGGGTGGGCCCGCCGCGGGCCCGCAATCAGCGAACGGCAAGGCGCTGCGCCGACCGCATCACGCTCCAGAGGTTGATGTGGCTGTTGATCAGATCCCGCGAGCTGTAGACAAGTATAAGCTCGCGGGTTGCAACAAGGAAGTCGAGTATGTTCTTCAAGATCTCGGCAAAGACGGCGCGGGGGGTGCCATCAACAACTACCCAGGCCGAGGGGGCTGCAACCCCCTCGCCACGCGCAACGGCGACGAGCGGCGACGAGCGGTGGAGGGCAAGAGACCGCGACCAGACCCCTGTGACCGGGACACTCTCCCCGTCAACCACCACGCGACGGACGATGTCGAGTGCGCTGACCGCCTTGACGCCGGCCTCAAGGGGCTGCAAGGCGTGGGGGCCACTCCAGACAGGACCACCCTCCCACGCAAGGAATTCAGAGTCCTTGCCAGGCGCATTTGGCGCCCCGGCGCCGGAGTCGCGAAAGGCGTAGAGAAGGAGCTCAAAGAACCACAAGTCGGCCTTTCGTGTCTTAATCAGGGCGGCGCGCGCCTTGAGCTCGGACTCGACCGCGGCGAACATTGGCGCCAACTCGGCGCGGGCGCTTTGATCGAGCGCGCCGCGCAGCCGATAGGCACGCGCCGACTGATCGCATACCAGTAGGGCGCCGACGACGCTCGCCTGGGAATGCATAGGCGTGTGTGAAGCATGCAAGACGCGAACGGCAATTTTTTGGCCGACGGCAATTGATTCAACGGCCTTTGAGGCGAGGACCGCCACGACGGACCGCGCCTTCGGGGCCTGCCCTCCAGGCGGCTGCCCTCCGGGCGGCTGTTCGGCGGGCGGCTGTTCGGCGGGCGGCTGTTCGGCGTCAAGGTTGCCATAGTTCGGCGCGCCCTCGTAAACGCCGACGAGCATCTGCTGATGGCTCACAATTTCGACGCCGGTGAGGATGTCCCAGCGGCTGAACACCGCAACGTCGGCGAGAAACCGGACATCGATATACCCTTCGCCAGAACCGTTTGTGCGCACAATGTGGCAGGCACTTTTGTCAAGAATCGACTTGATGCCCAGAATGTAGGCGCCTTTGAAACAGCGGCCGGCGTACTTGTCCCGAACCGCGGCAATTAAATGTCGTTTGTCGGCGCAGAAATCGATGGGGTTGGCAACGTCTATCGTCCCGTCAAAACATTTTTCGAACTCCATGATGTCCGAGCGCGCCCGGGCCGAGGATGTTTTTGCAAACATCAGTTCAATTTCACGGCCAAAAAGCGTGACGGGCCAGATGCGCCTAAACGGCGCTGGCCGCCTCAGCCTTGCTGTCGACCCTACCAGTTTTATCAATTAGCCCCGATATTGACGGGGGGCAGTCATTGAAGAGGTAGAGCCAGCGGAGGCCAGTGGCCATCCCATCGACCGGCCCCCGGGAATCCTCCTCAAGCGCAAGGAGATGGAGGCGCAGCGTGTCGCACATCTCGCCGGCACTCGGGAAGCGCTTTTGGGCCGCACGGTCAAACTTTGTGGCATAGTCTAGCCGCGCTGTGAGCGCGATGGCGCTGCCACCGTGGACTTCCCCGCCGCAGCCACCCCGTGTTTTCTGCGGCGGAGCCCCGGCACGGGCAGTGGCCTCACGGAGGAGACGGATGTAGGCCCCAAGCTCTTCACGGGGCCGTGTTTCGCAGACAGCGCCGCGGGCCAAGTTGCGTATGTCGCCCCGGTTTGCCATGGTGCTCAGTTTCTGGACTGGCGGACGGAGTTTAAAGCGGGCCTTAGCTTCTGCGGCAAATGCCTCGCCACTGGCGTCTCCCGTGGGCCCCAACGACATGACATACCCGACAACAATGTTGTTCTCATGGTGGCGGCGCCCAATGGCAAAATTGGCGCGGCTTGCGTTATACCAGCGCGCGCCTGCCGCGTCGTACAGGCTTACGGCCTCAGGGGTTACGTAGCCGACAATCTCGTCGGGGTCCTTCGATCGCCCGCCCCGAAACACGCGTGTCGCAGCTGGCATTGCTGCGTCGGCGGCCGTGACGACGACGCGGAAACGGCGGTACAACTCACGCATGCGCGCGTCATCAATAGTCACCCGTTTGTCGGCGGGCGCTGTCACAAGCCGGCGGATGAGTGTGTAGTGGAAGGCCGCGCCGTACTCAACAAGAGAGAGCTCGGGCGTCGACAAGGCGTCAGACCGCAGGTAGTCCCGCTCAAACTCGCGGAGACGCACCTCCCAGTTCTGCCCTGATCGTTCCCTGCGGATGTAGTCGGAGATGCGCACCGAGACGCCCGCCGGCGGTGCTGCGCTGCGCAAATAAGACTCGATGTCGAGCGCGGGGTCGCCATTGGGCTGTGCACGCGCCGCAATATAGAACTGGCTGGCCTTCACAATGAGCATGGGGGGGTCGCCAGCAGGCCGCCGAAGGCTTTTGAGTGCGAGCGCAAAGTTCCCCTCATCAAAGGCGGCGGGGTTAAAGCTCACGCCACGGACGGCGCCCCCACGGATGGCAGCCCACAAGTCGTCGTAGGTCCAGACGGCGCGCGCTTTGAAGAGGACGCGGCAAACCGCCGCGAGCATTGCCACCTCGCGTTCGCTGTGGCCGTACGCGAGGTAAGTTGCCATCTGCATGGGGCGCTCCGCAGCTTCCTCCGGGCCGACAACTGGGGTGTACGGGAGCGCATTGAGGCTTGCCCGCATCAAGCCATCAGGCCCTGTGAAGAGCGCCGATTGGATCCGGTCGTAGTTCGCGAAGCCGTCGACGGCATATGCGTGGAGCGCACGCTCAACCTCCTGGATGATGAGGTACTCACGCCCCTTGTCGATGTAGCGCTGGAGCTCGGGTGAGGGGCGGCCATCGGCACGGGTGCTGACAAACACACTTATCTGGACGTTGCGATCGCTCGCCGAAAGATCGCTGTGCGAGTCCTTCCGCACGACGCGGCCAAAAACCTGGACCATTGTTGGGTAGTCGGTCGGGAGGCTCGCAATTAGTTGGTGGCGCACCCCTCGGAAGTTGAGCCCTTCCCGCACAATCTTGCTGCCAATTATCACCCGGTACTGGTGGCCCTGCAAGTTCGTCGGCGCGTTAAAGCGTCCAATGCTGCGCACCATCACGGCCCGGTCAACATCGCTGTGGGCGACCACAAACCGCGCCGGCAGGTATTCGTGGTCGCCCGCGGCGCCGATGCGGCCGTGTGCCGTCCTCGCGCGGCCACAAACGGCGCAAATTGTCGTATCCGTTGGCAACGAGGTCTCGTCGGCAAACCCGTTCATGCGCAGCGCCTCCTGAAGCAGGAGGACGCCCGACATACGGACACGGTGGTGGTAAATCATTATTTTGCCCGGCCCGGCACGAATCGCCGCAAGGGTCGCCTCGATGATTCGCGCGAACTTTGTGCTGTAAATCGCCAGGCGCTCGGGTCCGAGGAAGGATCCGGTGATTACGTAGGTTCCCGAAGAGACACCCGCCTCGGACCCCTTCTCGACGGTGATGCCCACCGCCGTGCGCCACTCTTCGGGCGCCTGGCGCAGCAGCATCGGCGTCTCGCCGGACAGGTAAAGGCCGTAAGAGGTACTATCGGTGCTGGCGGCGTCGGGTGCGAACCCGGGGTTTGGGAAGGCCATGTCGTACAGCGTGTATGCGTTTGCCGCGAGGCCGGCCGCAGGGCCAGCCCCGGGGTCGGCCCCCTCTTCTGGGGCCTGCTCCCGGGCGAGCGTGCGTTCATGGAATGGCGACATGGGGCAGGGCGTCAACCGCAGGTAGGGGACCCCCGCGACCGAGTCGCCAACGAACTCGCGGCGGGGGTACGACCCAACGTCGGAGTCGAGCAAGAATGAGACACGGCCGGCAGCGAGGTGGGCAATTCGCTCAAGGGCCCCCTCGCGCAGCTGCGAAATGACAAAGGACGAAATTTCATCGGGGTCTTCGGCGGCCTCGACGGCGCGGCTTTTAAACTGTCGGCCGCCGGCTTCGCAGGAAGCCAGGTCGGTCTCTGTCAACAGGCGTGTGGGGAGATCGGCAACGCCTTCCCGCATTGCCCGGGCCAACCGGTGGGCGCCATCGACCACGGCCAGCCGCCCGCGCCACGGCGCGAGGAGCAGGGGCGCCGTGAGGTCGGCTCGCGCGATGCGTTCCTCATCGCCGGGAGGATCGCCCCCATCGGGGGGCTCTAAGATCCAGCGCAGCTCTGTGACGGCGATGCGCCTGACAGGCCGGCGGTCGGCCTGCTCAAACGCGCAGTTAATATTATAGCGTTTGCCGTCGTGGGTGAAGCTCCCGCCGGGTTCTTCGCGGTAAGGTGGCCGGGCCGGCGCGGCGGCGCGCGTAAAGAAGTCGGTTCGCCGGAGGGGGACCCCCCCAGGGAGCGCCGACCGGGGGACAAGAAGGTTGAGGAGGTCAACAACCTCGGCGGCGCTCCCGGTCATCGGCGTTGCCGACATGTAGACGGCGCGCGGCGCCTCGGCGCCAAGGGCGTCGAGAGCGTACTGGATGGCAATCCCGTAGTTGTTCGTCTCAAGAATGTTGTAGACGTTGTGGATCTCGTCGGCGATGAGGAGGCCGCCGCGCATCTCGGCAAGCAGGTCCTCGTTGATGACCACGTCGCCGCGTTTGACGCTCTCGGCAAGCCGCTCGCCGAAAGTTGCTTCGGCGTCCTCGCGACTGGCGCGGCTATAGATTGTCTGGACGTCAAACCCACGATCCTGCCCCGCGCGGGTGACAATAAAGAGGCGATTGGCGAACTCCTTGTACCCGTAGAACTGGTAGTACCCGCCCCGGTTGTGGTCGGTGATGCGGCGGCGGAGGACCCCAACGAGAGCTGACAGCTGGCGGGCCTCGGGGGTGGCAGGCCCCATTGCGCCCGCCACCGTGCGGAGGCGGCGCAGCTCTTCGACCTCGGCCTGCGAGACAAACCCAAACTCGGGGTAGCGCAGCATGTCCTCTTGGATTGTCTCGCGGGCCGTGAAGCTGATGATGAATACGGTCGGCCCGTGCTCGCCGAGCGCCACCCGCGCTCGGAACTGGCGGATAAACTCCTGGCTGATGCTGATGGCGGCGATCGACTTGCCTGTGCCCGTCTGCCACTTAATGAGCACTCGCGTGAAGCCGGTGTCGGGGGTTTCAAAGTTGCGGATAAAGTTTTGGGCGCCGCTGAGCCGCATCCCGGGCAGGAAGAGCTGCCCTGCTGAGGGCTTGGGGATGTACCCCTCCCAGTGGGTGTCGCCAGAAGCGGCGGGTCGGCTGGCGGAATGCTGGATTGCTCGGAACTCCTTGCGGCCGGCGAGGTCGTTCAGCAGGGCCTGGATTGCGGCCGCGGCCTCTTCGCTTCCGGGCGAGGTGGTTGCAGCGAGGGGGGGTTGCGGGTAAGACATCGGGCCCGGATGCGTATATCCGCTGCGGGTTTTCAACCCAAAAGGGATGTGCCCCCGGCACCATTGGCCAGGCGGCGGTTAACGACTATTGATCGAGTCGATGAGGCGCTCAGTTTCGGGATCGCCCTTTTGTGATTCGGCATCGGCATCGTCGGCCCCCTTGCGCTTATTACTCTTCGCCGAGCGGAAGCCGCCCTTAGAGGGTTTGGCGTACGGCCCCAGGAATAGGAATCCGTGGTAGTAAATGTGCATCCCGAGCACGAGGATCACGAGAACGATAATGATTGCAAGCGACATGTAGGCATGCTTGGCAACTATGCCAGCCATTTTTGCGATGGGCGCCTTTTTTGCCGAAGCGGCGGGCCGCCCTGACAAGTCGGGGGGTCCTAGTGTGTCGGCCATTGCTGCTGGGCAAGGGTTCACTATACTGCCCGGCGAACAACTCTCTAGCAGAGAAGTCGGGAGCGCGCGCCGTGATAGAAACGCGGGGATGTCGCAGTCAAAAAATAAAAGGATCCGTTACCAAAGACCCACGCTTTTTCGCTTAGGCGTCCCACCCATGCAGCTTGTTGGAAATCTGTTCGTCAGAAAGGCCATCATATACGCTGTTGATTGCGCCCTGGAGGCTCGCCTCGCCGTAGCTGTCATGTTGGAGGCTTCCGACGGTGGCAAGGTAGACGGCCTCGGCCGTGGCGTTGGGGTCCCAGGTGGCCTTGCAGCTCGCGGTGCTGGGCGAGTAGGGCTTATACTGGTTGGACGAGTCCTCGGGGACGCAATAAGACTGCAACGAGCCCCCCTCGTCCGGGCTGTACAGGGTCTTTGTGCCGGGGGGGCAACCCGTCTTGGGGGGCGTGACTGCGAGGCCCTCGAACCCCGTCTTGCCGGTCTTGCCCTTCCGGGTGACTGAGATTGTGAGGACCACCGTGATTAAGATTAATACGCCCATAACAACGGCGGCCGCCGTGGGGTGTTTCCCGATTGTGTTTTTAATAACACCGTCATGGTTCTGGCCCGGCATGAACGTCTGCGGGTCCATCTCTGGATGTGCAGGCGGTCACTTGTAATGCACTTACTATACAGCCCGAGTAATAACTTGCGCGACCGTGCATAATTCACTGGCTCGTGGGCGCCCAAAATAAAACGCCCAAATCAGTATATATGGTGCGGATTTTTGATTAGCGGCCCACAAATGCTTCATGTCGGCGACCTACTCATGAGAAGCGCCATCATATATGCTGTTGATTGCGCTCTGGAGGCGAGCCTCGCCGTAGCTGTCATGCTGGAGGCTCCCGACGGTGGCAAGGTAGACGGCCTCGGCTGTGGCGCTAGGGTCCCAGGTGGCCTTGCAGCTCGCGGTGCTGGGCGAGTAGGGCTTGTACTGGCTGGACGAGTAGTCCTCGGGGACGCAATAAGGCTTCAAAGAGCCCCCCTCGTCCGGGCTGTACAGGGTCTTTGTGCCGGGGGGGCACCCCGTCTTGGGGGGCGTTACCTCGAGGCCTTCACGGTGGGTGGATCCGTAGAATGCGGCGTGGTGAATCGGCGTCGTCTCGCGGTGGACGGACCCCCCGTACCCGGCGTCACCGGAACCATGCCACCACTGAGGGTTGTTACTACCGGTAACCAGGTTGTTCCCTGGGCGGATTCCGAACGAACTTTTGCCGCCCTTCTTTCTGCATTTGTGGAGATTGTACGCAAGGATGAGGATGACGAACACGAGGCCACCCATTGCCACGGCAGCCGCCACTGGGTGGTGCCCGATGGTGCTCTGAAACAATGCCTTGCCGTGGCCCGTGGCCTCATTAAACGATTGGGAGTAGGTATACGCAGGCTGTGCCATGTGTCAAGCGGGCACTCGCTCTCGTGATGCGCGGTATACTAGTACTCCACAAAAGGGGCGAAGCGGGCAAAATAATAACATGGTTTTTCTGCTGCGGCCAACGATTCTTTGCGCCGATGCCACAAACTTTGCCCGACGGCCGGCCGCCCACGGTTGCAGGATTTGAATATGTGCACCATGGCCAATATTAATGGCGGCCGCCGGGCAGTCGCAGGTCTTTCCCCCAGAGACCGTTGTTCGTGTCATTATCGATGCGTACTTCCCGTACCGCCGCCTCACTCTTGCCCCCCGCGGCCTTGCCAGCAACGCTAAGGTGCCCGTCTTTAACAAAGATCGTATCATTAGCGACATGGAGCTTTTTCAGTATGTGCGCCTTGATGCCGTGCGCGAGACCCCCCGTGGCGACCGTGACTGGGTCGTGGTCCTTGTCCTCGGCGCCGACGGGAAGTACTCTAACCACAGCCCCGAACTTCGCAAACTCCTCGACGGGGTTGAATCCGAACTTCCGACAAAAGAGGGCCGCCTCGATGAGGTCATAATCGTCGCCGAAGAAGAACGCTTCTTCAACAAGAAGCACCTCACCGAGGCAATTCGTGAGGCGCAAGAGAAGCAGGCCGGCGGTCCCGACTTGGCGGGCAAAGCGCCCTTCTATAACGCCTACCCTTACCACAACTTTGGGCTCGTTGTCCCTGATCACAAGTCTGCCCCCCCCCACCGCATTATGGGGATTGCCGAAGTCGAAGAATTTCTCCGCCGCGAACACACAACGCGCGGCGACCTGCCAGTTATCTACACAAATGACGCCCAAATTGTCTGGAACGGCGGGCGTGAAGGCCAGGTCGTCGAGATCACGCGTGACTCCCAGACGGCTGGCACCGCCCTCTATTACCGCCGCATCGAGCGCGCCGCCATCTAAACTGCGGGTCGCCCACTTTTTTCGGCAATAAAAAAAGCGAAGTTCGCAAATTACTCCGCTGTCGCGATTTTGGGGCTCGTCCCGCCGATGCTGTCGAAGAGGTCCTGGACGTCGCTATCACTGACGGCCGACGAGCACCCCGCTTTGGGTCGAGGACGGCCCATTGATTGTGCTTTGGTGCTCAGGTATGCCGCCGGGTCCTCCGCAGCGCGGGCCTCCATTACCGTCCGGTGAACGTCTTCGATAAGGGGCGCAACCTCCGCCATGAAACCGGGTCGGCGGCAAACAGGAACATAGTCGACCCTGAACAGTTTCCAGGGGAGGACGCCCAACAGCCAGTGGTCGGCTGGCGCACCGACTTGAAAGTCCTCGATAGCCTGGCCGATGTCTTGATCCGTATGGAGATCCGCGCCCCGTCCATCAGCGAAACACACTGCGCCCCGCGTGACCGGGAACCGCTTCCGGTCAATAAGGCCTAGCGTGCGGTTAAAAAGCTGCACCTCCATGTCGCCCAGGTCAACAACTTCGCTCGCCTGGTTTTTTAGGCAAATGCCGAAGTACGCTGAATGGATTTGCCATGCCGCCTGGTGGGCGTCAGCGTCGGACGCGTCGGGGTCCGGGTCGCCGGCTGCCCATTCGTCCCCCCGCCAGCCGAGTCGTACGCGCCGGGGCGCGTCGATCTGAGGCGCGTAGACGCCAATCAGGCCCCACGCGACTGGGTACTCCCACGCGCCCCGGTCATAATGGTGATAGCTGGTGTCGTAATCCGGCGTGTCCCCGAGGTCGAGGATTCCGCACTTACGGAAGACAGCATCGACGTAGAGGCCGAAGTGTGCCACCGGTGAGACGGCAAGGCCCGACCAGACTTGCGGAACATACTGCCTTGGCACCTTGCCGAGGGGTTTGCGGCTCATTGGGCACTTGAACTCCAGCAGGAGGATTCGGCCCACGGTTGGGACGTTGGGGCTCATGGCTGTCGTCCAGAGGTGGAGCGACCCCCCTACGCCACGGTAAAGCCGCGCAACAATGTAACCGTCGGGGCTGTTGCGGTGGCCGGGAAACTCTTGGATGCAGATGTCGTCCCCTCGGATTGGTGCCCCCAGGTCGGCCGCAACGTAAGCGCCGATTACGTCTTCGAAGAGCGTCCCCCACCAGCAGGCCTCGCCGCCCCCCATCCAGCTGTTGCCGCCGGCGAGCGTCACCAGCTTGCTTGCAACAACATCGAAGAAGGTGCTGTAAGGGTTGAGCCCCATGATTGCAGCAAGCTCGGACCCGCCGACCGTCACCCCCATTGCTGTGTACCAGCGGGCGTCACGCTGCCGCATCCCACTGTAAAGCTGCACAAAGTCTATTAGGAGCTGGTTGAGGTCAACACCCGGCGGGCCCGGCAGGGGGTCATCTGCTTCTACATTACTGGACATCGCGTGGCCCAGGGGAGAGTACCTACACAGGCGCAATATTCAATATTAACTGGCCTTTAACTGCTGACACAAAATTGAAAGTGTGGATTGACTGCATATCAGCATGAACTCCGAGAGCGGCAACAAAGACAAGCGACCGTGCGCAGGGTGCGGCAAGATCCGACTGGATATAGGCCTTCTGAAAAATGGCTACCATTACGACTGCGTGCCGTGCGCGGGGTGCCACAAGTCGCGGCCAGGCATTGGCCTCGTGGCAGTGAATGGCGCCCTTCAGGGCGATCACCATTACGACTGCCACCCTTGTGCCAAGTGCCACAAGTCGCGGCCAGGCGTTGGCCTCATCTCGAAGGGTGGCGTCTGGTGCCACCATGTCTGCCACTAACGGCAGTGGGCGCCGGCCCACGTACCAAAGTGCCGCAATGCTAGTTCTTGCGTGTGCAGATCGGATTTAAGGCCATTGCTTGAGGTACTCGTCAAAGCTCATGGCCGCCGATGCGGTTTGGACGATTTTTTTTGGGCGGGCGGCCCCTTACTACTTTTTTGGGCTGCGGCGGAGGTTCGTGGCACTGGGCCATGGAGTTCGACGCCGGCCGGCCCTGCCCGGAAGACAACCAGGCGGCTCGGGCTCAGGAAGACAACCCAAGCCCAGAGCGCCTCATTCTTGCGGGCGGCATCCAGCGCCGCTTGGGGGACTTGCGTCGGAAAATCGCCCTCGTCTGGAAAATAAACCACAAGGAGTGGGCCCGGGACCCCACTTGGGTATGAGTTTGGATCGGCGGCCGATCCAAAGCCGTGGCCATCACCACTTGGCACAGCCCTTTGGACACCATCCTGGTCGCTTTTGCTCAGGCCCGCTGTCATCCAGGACGTCGACTGAATTGTCGGGGACTCACCCACAGCAGCGACCGGGCCCCAGTCAATGGCGACGAGGTCCTCGGCAGAGGTCTCGGCAAGCGCCGCATGGTCCGCTCGGCTGACCTCTCGAATCTTTTGGTTCCACGTTGGGAAGATGTCGGGCACCGGCAGGAGTGGGGCGCATGCCACGTCCCGCAGGTAAGCAATGAAGCCCGCCTCCCCGAGCGTGCGGACTGCGTCTGCGCTACAGATTGCGGTGGCGCCCTCGCAGGCACGAAGTCCTTCAGAGTACACCGTAGAAACAATATTTGCCACCTCTTGGGGGTTGCGGCGGAAGGCGGATGCAAGCGCTTGGGAGGGGCGCATGATGTACGTGCCCTCTGGCGCCGACACAAATGTCCATGCCAGCATGTCGAGCGCGCACTCTTCAAGCGTAAGTAAAACGTCTGTGGGTGAGGGGGGCTCAGCCCGCGACCCCCTGTACCGTGCCAGGGGGTGCGTGTGGAAGGTAATATATGAACGGTTGTGCGTAAATGACGCCCAGAGCGTGCCAGGGCGCACTTTCGGCGCCATCACCGTCTTCGCAACGAGGTCAATGACGACGTCGCCGGCAACCTCATAGATTGTGCGGCATGGTTCACGCCCTGCCGAATCGTCGTACGACGTCCAGTCGAGATCCATGAAGTCGGCTAAGGTCAGCGCGCGCAGCTCTGCAAGCTTGTTTTTCCGCTCCGCTGCTGTCGTAGCATCAACAAGATCGAAACGCATCAAGGCGTTGCCTCGAGTGCTCTCTAGAATCTCGAGGCCGAGGCTCCGCAGGTGGGCGAGGTACTCTGTGGCTGCAATCTTGTGGGGTGGGTCCCCCGTCAGCCGCGGCTTTAACCACTCCACGATTGCGTCGGCTTCAATCCGGACCACATGCCCGCCTTGTGGAGCAGCGCGTATAATGTAGCGACCTTCTGGGCTGTCGAGCACAAACCACGCGTACATCCGCCCGCTCGTTTTGAAGGCCGCGACCGACACGATGTGTGGCGTCAGCAGCGTCGCCCGCGACTTGTTGTTGCGGTTAGCAATCCCAAAGTAGATACCATCTGGAGTGGTGCGGGTCGGCACAACAACAGTTGCGTCCTTGTGGAGGTCAAACGCCCGCGCCCCGGATCGCCATGGGAGCCCAGCATTGAGTAAAGCAAGCGGTGGTTGCGCCACCGCAGCATCAACTTCTTCGCCACGGGTTGCCTTGCCGTGGTCGGCGGGGGCTGCACCCCCGAAGGTCACCATTTTTTTGCCGCGCGTTGTTGCGTGCAAAATTGCTGTCGCCGCCGTGTCGAGCTGCGACGCCAGTACCGACTGGAGGGCCTCAATTCTTGCGACGTAGGGGGCTGCCGCCGCCTCAAGCCGCAGAACGGCCTCGTCGTCAGTCACTGCCACCGCCTGCGTCGGGAGAGCCAACGGCGATGTCACAAACGTCGGTAGCGCCGGCAGAGGGGCGCCCACCGACGCCGCCGTCGCTAGCACACCCCGGCTGAGCGCCTGCAGCGTGTCCGGGTCAGCTTCTTCTTGGTCCAGGTTGGCTGCAAAGTCGCGCAGGTCAGCTGAGGTTAATGGCGGTATCGTCAAGAAATCCGTCGACAGGGCTGCGCCTGGGCGCAGGGCGGTTGCCGACTTGCACTCCCATACCCCCGTGTCGTCCGGATAGCAGAGGTGGTCCTCGAGCACCCCTAGCGCATCAGCGAGGCGCAAGGCCGCCCGCTGGAGAACGCTCGGGCCTTGCCTTCCTGCCAACCGGCTCCCCAACACAGACCTCGCTGCGTCGTCGGCATGAATATAAGTTCTTCCCTTGTACCGCGAGCCGGGGCGCTCATCAGGATGTGCCGCCGTTTTCCCGGTTGCTTTCCAGCGTGCTCGCCGCCGGTCAATTTCGTACTTGCCCCACCCCCCGATGGCGTAATCGACGCCGCCAACAACTGCTCGGGTAAAGACGTCAGCATTAACGGGCCCCGACAGTCCCATCGGTCGCGTGGACTAGCGCCGTATATTTGTCGTTTATACTTGCGCGGGCGACCGGCATACATGGTTTTGCGTTTGTTGCCGCCACTAACGCAAAACCATGCAAAAAAAAATAGTTACCGCATTGGCGGCAACCCGACCCGTGGCGCGCATGGCGGCAACGCAGTTACGGCAGCGACGCTGGTGGCGCTGTCGGGTAGCGCATGGGCTCTTGTGCCGCCGAAGACAAACGACCAATCACTTTTGATCCGGCTCTTGCTGCACCGTTTTGGCCCATGTGCAGATCTTGCATTGACTGCGTTGTTCGCGCCAGCTGCTCGTCAATGATGCGCACAACTTCGTTCATGCTTTCTCCGAACTTGATCACGGCCTTGCGCACATAGCTCAGGATGTTCTTGTACATCTCCAGGCCACCACGATCATGCACCTGAAACTTGCCTATCAATTCCATGACAAGCTCAATGGCTCCCGTGCCGCCTACGAAGTTGCGAGTCTCGAATCCTGTCAGACCACAGTGCTCAACAGTGGCCGGCCGCCCATTAATCTTGAAGGCGTCGAGGTCCGGGGGGTGGGTGTCCACCACTGCAAACCGAAGGCCTGTATCCACCGAGAAATTCCATGTGAAATACCCGTTGGCGGGGCTGACAACCGTGCCGTTGCAGTAAATCTGCGCGGTTTCTGAACATTTGATTGCCATGTTGCCAAACTGTGTCTGTTGAAGCAACAGTCTCTCGAGCTTGCCCGCGTCCTCGGCATGATCAAAGTTTGCCGCGCTTTGAGTGCCGCGCTTCTCGATCCCGATCCCAATATTGGCAAAATTCCTGAAGTTGAAGTCTTTGCCAAAGCCTATTACTTGCAACTCTCCATTCATGGCATTTAGCGCGTCGGCCACAGCTTTTCGGTCAGAGTGGTCAGGGGCAGAGTCTCCATCCGTCACAACCTTAACCGCAATCACTTCATTTGCGGAGCCGGTCTCTTTGAAGATGAGTTCACGCATTTCGGCCGCGACGGTTCTAGTATGAGCCAACCCACTGCCGAGGTAAGTGCCCCCCATCGCTTTGATGGCCCCAAGAGAAGCCATGATTTCCAAAACGTTCTCCGAGCTGACACGAGTTGGATGGACCACCGTATTTGGCGACCCATTGAACGTTACTACCGCAATGTAGGATTTCTTCGCCGCCGCCGCGTTGACCACCTGTTTTGTGGCTTCGAGCACTTCCACAATCGCTGGTTGCATAGAGCCGGAAGTGTCAATAAGAAAGACATTGCCGGTTGTGTCGTTGCCGCCGACAGCAGGCTGAATGACAATCATGGTTGCCGATTTGCCTTCGGGGGTTGTCGAAAACCCGATTTTTGCATCGGGTGTGGCTGAGGATTGCCGTTTGTCCGGAAATTGGGCAGGCGCAAGGCTGTCGGCAAGGTTAATGCAATCCAACAGCTTTTGGAGCTGACCCTGCACCTCTTTTGGCATCGGGTATTTGCTGATCTTGTCCAGCGGCGCAGGTGCCCTGCACACCACACATCTTAGATCACCACCGGCCGGAGCCGCTGCAGCCAACTTTGCATGACAACCGTCGCAAGTGCCGTGTTTGCAAGGCCACAGGTTGAGCGCTATAATCGGATCGGAGCATATTACGCAATCCCCAAACATGTCGTGAGGATTTTCCAAAGTATCGGCATTGACCGGGGCTCGGTCGCCGAAATGCTCAACGACAATTTCCGGACCATCATAGCCATGGCCTGGACACGCGGTGTACGAACGTTTCGGCATTGCCATAGGCTTTGTACATATAAATACTATGATTCAGTTTTGGATTGCGTGTTTGGTCAATAAAACAAGCCCAGGGTAATCATCATGGGTAAATCCTTATCTTTGTTGTTCATATCTGTGCCCGGATGATTCTAAGCCCCAGCATACTTGATTATGCCGTCGTCGCGCCTCAACTTCCTGCATGTAAACCCTGCGCGCTCGCCGAGCTTTCCCGCGAAGGCGGCCGCGAAGGCGGCCGCGAGCTTTCCCGCGAAGGCGGCCGCGAACGTGGCACCCGCGTCGACAACATCGCGGCAGGACTCACAGGAGACTCTATCAAAGCGCTCGCAGGCCTGACAACAAGCACCGATGAGTGCGCCGAAGGGATTGACCATGCCGAGGGCACGCCCTGTGCTACAAAAAATATCCTCAAGGCAGTTGCAGAGTTTGTAGCAGCCGCAGCTGTCGCGCCTAATGTCGCGCCTGATGTCGCGCCTGCTGCCTCTAAGACGGCCCCGGGACTGCTCCCAACCGCCAAGACCCCCGAGGCGGCGGCTGTTTGCGCCGCTGCCAACATACTCCGCTGCAAGTCCGAGTCCTGCGTCATCGCCCACCCCCTCCTTCGCGATTTTATTGTCGAACGTAAGCTTGCGACCCCCAATGCCCTTAAACTTGAGCTTGGGCTTCGCTTTAAGGCGCCCGGCCCCCGGGACAGCCTCGCCCTCCTCAGTAACTATAACCTCGATGAGACCCTCCAACGGTGGGGTCGCGTATTCCTCGAGTTCTTCCCCTGCCCCTTCGCAATGATGGACTTTGACGTCAACGGCGACTACTTTGGTGAGGCCGACTTACCAGCAATCCTTGAGGGGCGCGTCACCTTCGACCTCGGGCCAGGGGTAGGGCGCGTCCGCCGCAAGGCGGCCTGCTTCGGCTGCATTGTTAATACCGACAGCAGTCGCGGGCCCGGTAAGCACTGGGTTGCCGTCTTTGTCGACTGCCGCCCCCCGCCCGGCAATCCGTGGACCGTTGAGTACTTTAACAGCGCCGGCCGGCCGCCGCCCAAGCCTATGGCGAGCTGGATGGAGCGCACCCGCGCCCGGCTTGCCGAGTACCGCACTAGTTTACCCGACAGCCGCAAAACTACTTGTGACGTTGTCTCGGTTGCCGTGACCGACATGGACCATCAGGAGTCGCAGACCGAGTGCGGGCTGTACGCCCTTTTCTATATTCGCCGCCGCCTCGAGGGGACTTCCTACACGTTCTTTCAGCAGCAGATCGTGCCCGACGACGCGATGACGGCCTTTCGCCAGCATGTGTTCGCTTCTTACCGCTAGATCCCGCGCTGTTGGGTTCTCCATGGATGCGCAATGGAGTAAGATTTTTTTTGTTGCATCCTTACATACTTGCGTCGCCCACGGTCCAGCTATGCCAAAAACAAGCCTCGTGGTCGCCATGGTCGTGGTGCTAATTATTGGCCTCGCTGTGCTTATTGCGTACAAGAATTGCAAGCTCGGCTTCATCAATAAGCACCTGCCGGCTAAGCTGCGGAAAACTTGCCCCAATGCCGGCGGATTTGTCGGCGCCTTCGGGCGCAGTCCCGAGATGGAAAACTGCCACGCCTGGAACGATAGCCGCGGCCGCTGGTCCAACTTCAACCGATGCACCTGGGCCTGATTGCCCGCGCGGCGCCGCCATACTAGGCGCTGTCTGACTATTTTGACCCCCTTTATACTGGCGCCCTCCGATGAAACACGCCTCCTCTGGTGAGTACCTCGCACTGCTCGTCGCGGCCCTCGTTCTTGTCGTTGTCCTAATTTCGAGCTTTATGTGCATCCAGCTTTACCACCTGCGAAAGCCCGGCCCGTTGCCCTGCGACAACCCGGCCGGATCTAAAGAAGGGTTCCTCAGCGAGCTCCACTACTCGCCCTCCTGCGGGTCCCAATGGCTGGGCCGCCGGCGCTCCGAGTGTCGGGGGGTCACGAGCGGGGCCATGCCGTCGATTGAAACCACAAGCAAGTTTGGTAACGGCCTTTGTTGCGGCCGACTCGGCGTCCCCCCTTGAGCAGCGCCGGCCGGTTGGCCGGCATGTCTCACGATTCCTTTTGCCGCAGATGTATACTGAGTCCCCGTACGCCTCCGGATGGAGACCACAGCAACGGCCCAACACCAGGAAAGCGACAAAGACTCAGGGATTGTTACGCCAACCCTCGTGGTCCTCATAATTATTCTCATTGTTGCAGTTTTCTGGCCCAACAGGGTTAGGCGCCACCAAGGCGGCGCCGCATGTCATAATGCCGGGGCGTTTTTTGACGAGCTTAGTGCGCTCGATGATCTCGATGATCTTGATGAGCTCGATGAGCTTGGCGCGCTATATGAGCCTCATGGTTGCGCCCCCAGGGCAAACCATAGCGCCCACAATGTTGCGTTCGGCCGACTATATTCAACCGCCGATGTCGATCCACTCATTACCGGCCAACTTTACGGCCATGCTGACCATGTACGTAATATATACGCCCAACGCACCGCTCATGGTAAGGCCCGAGGCCTAGTTGAGTACAGCAGCGCGGGGGGCTTTGGCGACGTCGGCGTTGACGAAGGGCCTATCGGGCTTGCTGAGTATGGTGGGCGCCAGGCTGGCTTTGATGATGGCATCCCTGAAGCCTGGAAGCTCCCGGACACCCCCATCCGCTGGTACCGGCCCGCGCAGCGCGACTACTACGGACCCGAAGGTCCTACCGTGTACTCCAAGGGGCTTTTTAATCTGACCGAGCCCGACCACGACGTGCTGACAAATTAAGACGGCGGCGTCCTTGACTTTTTGCGCAAAGTTGAACACCCACAGCTTACCATCACATTTACACCGCAGCAATGTCTGCAGCAACCGCCTCTGCTAAGAAGGTCCGCACCGAGACGCTCCCCGTTGCCGGGGAAGAAAATAGTGAAAGTAAAAAAGTTGCGCCGCCCAAGAAGGCGGTACGTGCTGCCGGACTCCCCCATGACCCCAACCGTGGTGGAAATCTTTGGTGCGGCATCTGCCAGGTAAGCCTTACACCAAAACAGTCCGAGGGCCACCTTGGAACAAAACGCCACCAAGAGAACTCTGCCAAGCACCTCACGGCGGCTATGAAGAGCATGAAGGCCGATCAGTGACGACACTAAACATTTGTAGCAGTACCCCTTATTTGCTTTTGAGCCTACCCTTAGATTTTAACATATAGGTATGCGGGCTGTGGTATAAAATTGAACACTTGGAGTATTGTTTCAATCAAAACCCCAATGGCTGCCCCCCCATTCAACCTCGAAAAATTCATCGTGGTTGACAACGTTGAACTTTTCTTAACGGCGGTTTCGCAGGTGCTCACCGCAATTGCCGGAGGGCGCACTGATCTTATTGAGCCTCTTCGCAACCGCATCAACGCTGAACGCCGCATGACTCGGCTGAAGGACGCTCGCAATGTGCTAGAGAAATGGTCAGAAACAACCGGGGGGTCGTACGTAGTGACCGTGCACCGCCCAACAAACTGGCATGCCCGCGTCACCCTGTCTTACAAGGAGTCTCAATGGGTAATTTCCCGTTTTAGTCATACTGAAGTAGGCGCTGTCGAAATGGCAATTTCTAGGGCCGCGTCTGACGCAGCCCCCTGGGTGGAGTTTCTTAACAAGGAGCCACGCCCCTGTGCCCCGCGCCATTGGCAGAAGCATTTTCGTCAACAGGCAACTGTGGGCAACGCAAACACGCCCATGAATGCAAACGCGCCCATGAATGCATTTGTGCCCATGAATGCATTTGCGCCCATGAATGCAAACGCGCCCATGAATGCATTTGTGCCCATGAATGCATTTGCGCCCATGAATGCAAACGCGCCCATGAATGCAAACACGCCTGTTCATGCATTTACGGACACAAACACGCCTGTTCATGCATTTACGGACACAAACGCGCCCGCAACCGTTGGAATATCGCCAACAGCGCGCACGGTAACCACGCCATTGACACGCCGAGGGCAAGAATCCGGGTCGAACAATTCATTATTTGCAAACAAAAACCCATTCGATGCACTAATTTGGGCCGACAGCCCCAAGGAGCTTCAGACCCGATAATTTCTCTCGCCACTGGTTGGTGCCCGCCCGGGCATTTCCAGTTACCACATTTTTTACCGGTCTCGCGGTATTTGAAGCGTTCCTGGGTAAGGTATACACGCGAACATGTCACTAACAGACGCGGACTTAGAAGAACTCTTTAGTGACGCACTTGGCCCGGGTGATGTGTCCAAACCACCTGCGGCAAAAAAGGGTCCCAAAATAAAACTTGAGGCGGCCGAACCCCTTTCGGCCGAGGCCCTTGCAGCCGAAGCGGCTGGCCAAAAGTTTGTGCTTAGCTCCTTCAAGGAGCATGCAAAGATAAAGGGTATGTGGGTGGGCGGTCTGAAGCCTATTGCAATTCCCGACCTTCTCGGTGCAGTGCCGGCGCCCGCCGACGGCCCGGCGCTCGCCGATGAGCCGGCCAACAAAGCCCCACCGGATTTTCTGGGCATCACCCTCATTAGTATCGAGAGGGACCACACCCCGGCCCTTCTCGGGATATTTTGCGAAATTCTTGTCAACGCAACCGACCTTGCGAAAGAGCATGAAAAAGCGACGCCAAGCCAGCGGGTGACACAAATCGACATAACTTTTGACCGCAACACTGGACTCTTGTCTGTCCGCAATGATGGCCCAGGAATTCCAGTCGTGATCCACGCCGGGGCGACGGCGCAGGCAGGGCACGATGTGTATGTCCCGGAAGTCGCGTTTTCGTACTTCCTCGCGGGCACCAACATCGACAAAGACATCTCAAACGTAAAAGGAGGCACCAACGGCTTAGGCGCGAAGCTTACGAACGTCCACTCGGACGAGTTCACCGTTGAGACGGTTGACGGCGTGACGCAACGCTATTACCGACAGCAGTGGCGGAACCGTCTTGATAACCGGTACGACCCGCTGATCATCAACCTCGGCAAGAAACACACATTGCCGGCCGAGCAGGCGCGACCCCACACGCGGGTGAGCTTTATCCCGGCCTACGCCGAGCTCGGCTACAAGGGCACCCCCGGCGCAGCGCTGGGGGGGGCCGACGCCGACGACATTGACGCGTGGCTGCGGCTCCGGGCGCACCAGGCGGCGGCCTACGTCGGGCCGCGGGTGGCGGTGACTTACAATGGCGCGCGTTGCATGACGACAGACGCGGCGGCGCTCGGCCGGCTGCTGCTCACCCCCCTCGGGGAGGACGCGGCGGGGGCCATCGTTCTGTCGGCCCAAGCAAAGGCGACCGAAGAACCTTACAAACAGCACCCCTGGAACCTCGCAGTGGTGGTGCTCCCCCCCGGCAGAAAAGCGGGGCGGCGGGCAACGGCGCGACACATGGCAGTTGTCAACGGCGTACTGAGCCCCAAGGGTTCGCACATCCAGTACATCACGAAGCTGTTGGGCACGGCGGTAGAAGACCAACTGCGCAAGGCGACAAAGCAGGCGCGCGTGCCGTCGAAAACAGGCGCCGCGGCTAAAAAAGCGGGCGCGCCCAAGGACGCGGAATCCCGCAAAATGAGCGTCACCGAGACGCTCGCGGGTGTGCGGGTCGTGATGTGCGGCGCAGTCCCTGGCGCTGACTGGGGGGGCCAGCGCAAAGATGAGCTCCAGGTGTCAAGAGAGACTCTCGAGCGCTACACGCTGACGGCAACGTTCCTGAAGCAGGTCGGCGAAGCGGTGGCGGAGAGGATTCTGCTCGCTCAGGGGGCGACTCGCGGGAAAGTGGTCCATGACAAGTACACAAAGGCGCGCAATGCGGGTAAAGTTGCGCACAAGCGCAACACATACCTGTTGGCGGCGGAAGGCGACAGCGCAATCACGCTGCTGCGCGCAGGCCTGACGCAGACGCGCAAAGCGTTGCCCCCTGGCGGCCCCTCGCTCGACTGGTGCGGGATCATCAGCCTCCAAGGGGTCATTGTCAACGCCGCCCGGGAAGTGACAGAAATAGAGACGAGCGGCGGCGAGGTGGTCAACGTCCGCAGCGCAAAGCTGCAGACGAACAAACGCCTCCTGGCGCTCGCCGACGCGTTCGGCTTGCAGTACAACCGGTCCTACGAGACGGCCGAAGACCTCGCAACGCTGCACTACGGCCAGTTGTTGCTCTGCGTCGACCAGGACCTCGACGGGACGGGCAAGATTGCGGCGCTCGTGCTTGTCTGGATCTACCTCTTCTGGCCGGCGCTCATCAAGGCCGGCCGCGTCGGCCGCTTCATGACCCCGCTCGTGCGGGCGTACCCGACCGCTAAACGGCCCGCCGTACACCCCGTCGAGTTCTACTATGAATCCGAGCTGGCTTGCTGGCTTGCCGAGGATCCGGCGCGGGCCAGCACGCACCGCATCAAGTACTACAAGGGGCTTGCGACGCATGACGGGAACGAGGTCGTGCGGATGTTTACGCCCGAGGCGTTCAATCGCAGCATCTACACGTACACGATGGACGACACTGCGAAGCGCCTCTTTGAGGTCTACTTCGGCGCCGACCCGGCCCTCCGCAAGGAAGCCCTTGTGACCCCGGTCGCGCACCTTTCGGCCGAGTGCACCCTCGAGCTCCACCGCCGGCGTGAGATTCCGGTGGGCCGCGTGCAGCTCGACATCGACACAAAATCTTACAAAAACGACGCAATCCAGCGCCAGATTTCGGGCGGAGCCGACGGCCTGAACCCAGCGCGCCGCAAAATCCTGATGGGCGCCATGCTGCGCTTCAGCGGGGAAGCGGCCGCAAAGGAGCTCAAAATATTCCAGCTGGCCGGATTTGTCGCCGACAAGTGCTTCTACCACCACGGCGACATGTCCCTCAATGGGACGATCATCTACATGGCGCAGTCCTACGCCGGCGCGCGGAAGTACCCGTACCTTACGGGCATCGGCCAGTTCGGCAGCCGCCATGGCGACAAGGCAGGGTCGGCGCGGTACATCAGCGTGCAGATGAGCCCGTTGACAAAGGTGACGTTCCCGATGGCCGACCGCTGGCACCTGCGCTACGTCTTTGAAGACGGCGAGCGGGCCGAGCCGCAGTACTTTGTCCCGGTCGTCCCGATGGCGGCGCTCGAGTCGTACAAGATTGTGAGCGAGGGCTGGAACCACGACAGCCACGGCCGATGCCTCAACAGCGTCCTCGCGGTTGTGGGGGCCTACCTTGCCGGCGACCCTGAGCTCACGGCTGTGGCTGACCGCCTGCACGCCGAGGGCCCGACGCCGGCGGTGATGGCTGAGGTCGAGCGCCTGGCAAAGATCTGGCCGCTGCCCGCCTGTACGCGTGGCTTTGACGGAGAGGTTCGTTACTACCGCGGCGAGGCCTACAGCTTTGGGGCGTACGCCTGGGATGCTGACACGCGCACGGTGACGGTGACCGAGCTGCCAATGGGGCTAACCACGGTCAGGTACCTCGAGACGCTTGCAAAGCCCGGCCGCGGCGGCCGCGCAAACCCGCGCGACGAGTTCATCGAAACCATTAACGACCGCAGCAGTGCCAACAAGGTCGAGCTCGAAGTCGTGCTGCGCGAAGGGGCGTTCGAAAAAATCGTTGAAGAGTTTGGCGACGCCCTGATTGACCCGGTCGAAGATGTGTTGATGCTGCGGACGTCCCTGCGCCCGCACCTGAACTACTACAGCACCGACGGCGCTGTGCTTGAGTTTGGCGAGTCTTACCTCGCGCCAATCCTCTACTGGGCCCCCCTTCGCCGCGACCTCTACATCGCGCGGCTAGAACGCCAGCAGACCATCGCTGAGCTGCGCATCCTCGAAGAAGAGCAAATAATCCGGTACATTGGCATGGCGGCCGACCTTGCCCTTGCACAGGTCAAAGACGACAACGTCGCTGCCGAGGCCCTCCGCGCCCGTGACTTCCCGCCCCTCCATCGCGCGCTCCTTCACCGCCCAGAGTATACGCCGAATGCTGACCTCTACCGGCTCGTGACCGCCGGCCCCGGCGCCTCGCACGACTACCTGCTCGACCTGAAAGAGCGCGATCTTGTCCAGGCGTCAGTGGCCAAGCGCCAAAAGGTGCTCGAGGCCTTGCGCGCCGAGCTCGCCCTCGTGACGACCCAGCTTGCCGAACGCCCGGTCGCCGCTGCGAGCGTCTGGCGCGCCGAAATTGCCGAGTTTGTTGCCACCGTAGAACGCGGCACTGCGACGGGCTGGCAGTTCAAGTGATGACCAAACGTAAAAAGTTGGGCCTCGGCCGATCACAGGGCCTCGGAGAGGAATGAGTACTCAGGGCTGCCCCCATAGACGGCATTGGCGTTGTTGAGGAAGCGGCGCATGGCCTGCGCGTCGTTATCTCGTATGGCAATATCGTACTGTTGTTGGTATCCATTAGCTCTTTCACGAAGCAGAGCGGTGGACCGGCAAAGCCTGCCGTGGGCCATTTCTTCACCGGGCAGAGGCTGTTTTTTTGTGATGGCTTCGGCGTCAACGATTGTCCGTTGAAGGTCGGCGATGATGAGCCAGTGGGTTCGTGTGTAGCACTCTTGAAGAACCATGGCGGCAGCCATCGGGCGCGCAATATAATAATTGTAGGCATTTTTTCAAAAGATGGTGCTGGATAGGACCAATGCCATCCCGTGGGTGGTTGTGTGCGGGTGGACAAAAAAGACGAACGCTTTTGCACTTGGGTTTTGAGCCCGAGCTCGAAAGTGTACGGTACGTTTGGCTAGCAGAGGGGTTTCACCTCTGCCGCGCGGGTGTGCAAACTTCGGCGAGCAGTTGCCTTACTTCTTCGGTGCTGCTTTAAGCAAGAAGCCCTTAAGCCGCTGTGTCGCGTCAATCGCTCGGCGGTTGAGCCCGATGTTGGCGATTGTCTGCCGAATTTTGGGGTCCACACGGATGAGTGCATTGGCCGCAGCCCTTGCGTCGCGCTTAGCCCCCACATTTAAGGGTTCCGAGATTGCGGCCTCAATCGCAAGTTCCGCGGTCTTCACCAGGTCCACCGCTTGGATCATTTGGTCAGCATCCGCCTTGACACAACGAAAGGTGAATTCAAAAGTCTTGAACTCTCCGGCGGAAACGGCCTCTGTGTAGTCCTGTTGGAGTTGCCTATTAAGATTGGCCAGTCTCTCCTCAATTTCAGGGTAGTCTATGTTGAACTGCGCGAGCAGCGCGCTTAAACTTGCATGCGCGGCGGAAGCCGCGTCCGCGTTGAAAGTCTCGGCCGATGGCGTCTTGCAGGCAAAGTCGTCGACGATCCTGCCCTGGCCAAGCGAAGAAGCGTCCATATCTGCTGGTTGGTGGTTTGAGCACAATGCAAGAATCAAATTTAATATGCATTTTCGTTAGGCCCGCCCTGCAGTTTCTTAAAAAAGTGGGCAGTTGGGCGCTCAGAGGGTGCTGGTTACGCCATCTTGGATGGCATCAAAGGTTGCTATTGCATAGTAGATTGCGTCCATGAGGATGCGGGTCACGTCTTCGGTGTGGCGGATTGAGAGTCTGAGACGGTTCTCGTGCGAAATGATTGTGTAGGCAACATTGGCGATGTCGGGCGTAAGCTCGTAAATGGTGCGGCGGAGGAGCTCGCCGATAGTGTGGGTCTCGGGCGCTTGGAGAATGCCCTCAGAGAGGCCGGCCTCAAGGTCAACGACGGTGTACTGGATTCCGTGGTGGGCAAAGCCGCCGGAGGGCACTTCGGCGCGGCGCTCAACGGTCGTGGCAATGACCCGAAGCCGACCTATAATGTTTTTGCAGGCATCGGCAAAGACGGCGCGAGTCTCAGCGGGGTTGGCCGTCGTTGCCGGCAACGTTGCCGACAGCAAATGGTGGCGGGGGTTGGCAAGGAGGCTCGAGACCTTGTAACCGCTCCAGTTGGCAGCGACGCCTTGCTCTAAACGCATTTCTGCGTCGCTGTACTGCTCGAGGTCGAGGTGGGTGAAGGCGCCGCGGCAGGCGACGTTGTAAACACCGTTGTCACGCCCGTAGCCCGTCGAAATGTGGATCCCCTCAATGACGATCCGTTTCCCGGGCTGGAGGACGGTAATCTCTGTCGTCGGGTTGAAGATTGGCTCGCGCAACACCCCCGCGGTGACCTGAAAGTCGCCAGCGTAGACAGTGAGGGGGGTGGCCCCCCCGTTCGAGACGTCGAGCTTTAGCCGGAGATTGGCAATAACTTCGGGGGGAATCTGTGGGGAGAGTCGGATGCACGCAATTCTGTTTTCGACAAGCTGCGGCAGCGAGAAATGGTCGGTAGTCTCGGTGATATTGAACCCGTCGCTCGGCGCTTTAAGCGCATGGCCGGGCATCTCGTCCTTTGGCACTTTAAGCGCATGGCCGGGCATCTCGTCTATGAGGGTGCGGCGAAAGGCATTGACGACCGCGGTTGAGACGTGGTCAAGCTCTATCTCAACCCTTGATTGGGCGAGGGGGAGGCGGTCGAGCCCAAAGAGCGTGTGGAGCAAGGGCACTTTGGCGGCCGTTATTTCGTAACGAGTTATCTTGATGCCGACGACCCTGGCTTTGGACATTACCCCGGTAGTACTGCCACAAATTGCCTTGTATGAGAAACCATAAAGTTCCGGTTCAAATTGCCGATTTTACCGCCACGAGCTAAACCATGCGGCCTAAATAGTGTCTGTGCTTGATCAATGGCCGAAGCGCCACACGCCTTGTACCTTCCGCCGGCCACTCACTCCGCGGCCTCGGAACCGACCCGCCGCGCCCTTGAGTACGTCGAAGGGGCAGCCCCCGCGCTGCAAAAACAGCTCAACGTCACCGTCGAGGTGTACGCGCTCCGGCCAAAGGACGCCGCAAACCCGCGGGTAGCCACTGCTTTTCGTCGCCGGGGGATCAGCAGCCTCCCTGCGCTTCTTGCCGGGGGGCGGGCGTACGTCGGCTGCCACGAAATTAAGGACTACTACAGTCGCCGACTCGGGCCGGGCCGGCCTGGCAACCCCGCCCCCCACCATAGGGCCGGCCCCGTGCAACAAGAATGGGGCGGCGACCCGGAAGACTTTGCAAATACTTCCGCCGAAGAAGAGCTTGATAGTTTTATGCGGAACGAAATCGGCGGCGGCGGTCGGCTCGGCAGCAACATCGACTTCAGCGAGCTGGGCTACGGCGGCGACGATTAGTGCCATGCCGCCACTTTTTGGAAGATTGCAACGTTTTGGACAACCTTACGGCGTGAGAATAAAGTGCCCAAAAGATCAACATTTACAGATACGATGCCCTCTTACGGGACACCCGTTGGCCAGCGCACCAACGGCCAGACCGTCCACAACCTTTATGTGAAAGTCGTCGCGGATGGCGACGCCGACCGCATGAGCCGAGATATCACAATCACCACACTAAAGTACATCCACAAGTGGCTGCCGGTTTTCACCCAAATGGGCATCTCAATAAAGGTGAACAAAATTCGGAGCCAAGACCTCCAAAACCACCGTCTCGTCGAGGCAATGCGCAAGCGGGGCCTCACGCGCCTGCCGGCACTGATGACGCCGAATGGCGTCTATATCGGCCTCAAAGAGATTAGCGGCGTGTACGATAAGAACGTCAAGGAATTTACGGCTGCCGCCGCGCGGCCCGCCGAAGGCCTCCTGCCCGAAGACGACCTTGACAATTTCTACCGCGACGAGATGACGTTCGAGCGCGCCGGCGAGGACAGCCAGGAGGCGGGGATTGGCGAGGGCGATGACATGATGTCATCTTACCGCCACATGATGGAACGCCGTGATAGGCCGGACAGCCACCCCCCCCGCCCAGCCACCGGCCGCCCACCGGCAACAACCGGCGATGCGCCGCCCCGCTCGTTGCATCGCTCGCTGCCTCCCCCGCACGCCGGCGGGCGGCCAGACAATATTGCGCCGCCGCGGCGCCAGCGCGCCAATAATGACGAGGACGCCGAGATTCAGGAAACAATCGACCGGCTCGCGCGCGACATTGACGACGGGACGCGCGGCCTCGCCTTCTCGCAAAGTGGCGGCGACAGCCTTGATGATGAGGGGGGTGCAGACCCCCAAGACGACCTGATGGAGCGCGCCTACTGGGGTAACCAAAGCGAGTCGATCTGAACGGGATAAAATGCAAAACGCCTGTCGTCAGTTACGACGCACCGGCGTTAGCCTTCATGGCAAGGTACTCAATGTAGTCATCGAGCAGCGATATGACAATAGCCTTATATTCTTCTTTTTCGGCCGGGGGCAAGGCTCGGGCGCACTCCTTGGCTTTCGGGATGATGTAGGACACCATGTCGGCCTTCTCCTGGTTGACGCTGGCCTTCAGCTCGTCATCAAAGGTGTTTTCAAGGAAGAACTCTTCGTCGAAGGCGTACAACTGGTCCCGGTAACTGTAGAGGTAGGGGCCCACCTCGTTAATTACAAGGAGCGGGTCGATGGACATGACTGTCATGGCGCGCCTGTGCGCACGAAAAATCATTGCGTCGGTGGGGTAGCGTTTCACGAGGTCGCGCGCAAGGATCTTCAAGCCGTGGTTAAAACTCTCAACATAATGGATATAAGAGGCGGCGCCGGTAGCAAGTGGCTTGGTTGCTTCCATGGGAATTTGGTGCGTGTCGGGCGGCCCAGTATATACGCCGTAGCGGGCGTGTCCAATTCTCACTTTGAGCTCGTCACGGCGCCCTTTGCCTCGGACCCCGATGGTTGGCCCTTTGCCTCGGACCCCCACGGCTGGCCCAAATAGAGATGTCGACCAGGGCTAATACTGACCGCTCTCAGCATCATGGTGGCTGGCCGGGTGAAAATCAAGTCAAAAGTTGTCAAAGCAACCCTCGCGAATCAAGATGTGCTTGACATGTTTCAAGGCGTCCTCGGCACCTCAGAAGGGTCGGCGAACCTATCTATTATCCACCCTAAATACCTTCGAATTGAGGGGCATATTGAGCGGTTCATTCGTTTATTAACGGTGTTTCACGGGTCGAACATGATGCTGCTCTTTCCGGGGCCCAAGGATCACCTTGGCGGATATGTGGACGCGCTCAAGAAGCAGTTTGGCGCAAGCTTTAACGCGCCCGACTTTACCCAGTGGATCTCGCCCGCTGCCGGGACGGCGAGTGCCGGAGTTGAGGCGTACATCACGGCAGCAAAAGATTACGCGAAGATTCCGCCCGAAGTTGTGGCCCAGTTTGGGGAGTCTTTTGCCGCGGTGAAGAAGTGCAACATTGTTAACACCGTAATTGTCGCGTGCAAGAACCTTGTTGCTTACAAGAAGTCGCTCGGAGATCAGACCGCTCTGAAGTCCCGTTTCCTCACCAAAGGCGCCGGCATGACCTTTGCCCCCCTGCCCGACCTCCCCCAGGTGAACTTCAAGCAGATTTACATTGATGACCGGCTCTCTGAGAGTGACAGAGAGTTCGTCCTCATCGTCCTTCACAAGATATACACGATTGGCCATGACGTTTACGAAGCCGTGTCCGCCCCCGACGTTGACGTTGGCGAGTTTGTCGAGGTGATTATGAGTAGCATCGACGAGGTGAAAAAGCACATCCCGCGCTGCGACCAGGCCTTCCAAAAAATTATAGAGAGTGTTGACCTCCTGAAGGGCAACTTCAACGGCTACTACAAGGATTACACTGCCAGCGGCAACCCGACGATCATTATGGAGAACTTTGTGCTTGACGTCTCAAAGAATACGAAGTCGTCCCCCGCCGTCACGGCTCAGTTCCGCCGCATCATTGCCCACTACCGCAAGCTTGCTTCCCAACAGGCGTCTAACCCAAAGCTCCAGAGCCTCTTTGCTCAAGTCGATGCAAACTTCCATGAGCTTGAAAAGAGGAGCAAGGAGGCGGATGGGAGCGGCGACGGTGACAGCGACAGCGACAGCGACAGCGATGGCGATGGCGACGGCAACGGCGACGGCGACGGCGACGGCAACGGCAACGGCGATGGCGACAATAACAGTAGCCAGGCGCCTCCTGTGGTCACAGCCGCGGCTTCCCGCAACACTGCCCGCAACCGCCGCAAAAAAGCAGCCCGTGCCGCAAAAGCAAAAGCAAAAGCAGTTGATCATCCCCCCGAGCAGGGCCATGTTGATGGCGGCGGCCTGGCCGATTTGTCTCTTGTTGATGGCGGCCTAGCCGACGAGTTTGACCATGAGCTGTGCCTGACGATTGGCGCCGACGGCGCCGATGGCACCGACGACCCCGATAGCCCCGACGACCCCGACGGCCCCGATGGCGCCATCGGTCTTAATGATTCTGACGATTCCGGTGATATGCTTGATGACCCTGAAGGTTCCGACGGCGGACCTGATGCCCCCAAATGTTCCGAAAAGTAAAAACCGTTAAACCCGTTCTTTTTTTTTGGCCCGCATAGATGCCCGTGCTGCCAGAACTTGTTACGGCTGTATAGAAGTGCCTCGCGCGACAGTGTACATTGCGACCGTGCATACCCACTACAAGTGCGACACATAATGGAAAAACGAGAAGGAGTGCGTCGTGCGCGACCCAGGCAGCAGAATTGCTTACTCCTGGCTCTGACTTTTGTGACTTTCATCATCGTTATACTGATAATCCCAGACGCCGTGACCGCCCTTATAATCATCAGCATTTTGCTCGGGTTCACGATCGCCTGCAATAGTAGTATGGGTGGCGACGCGGGCAAACAATGCCCGCACGCCGCAAAAGAGGGATTTTATTATCTTCCCGGACAACCAGCCCCATATGCAATTTTGGCCCCTTCGCCAGACGCAAGCCCGGGAAGGTACTTGGGTGCGTTTGATGCTGACGAGTTCGACACATTTCCCGGCCTGGGCCACCATGACCGCACCGAGCTTGATAATGTTTCCGCGTCAGATGGGAACCCTTTTAACCTTAGCCGCATCAGCGCCCCCCACGCGGCGGAGGCCTGTATCGATGATGAGGCCAACGCTGACGAGCTCGATGGCGACGAGCGCATCAATTACCAAATGCGCTCACGCAACGATCCCTCGCGCGTAGCTGCCGGGACAATGAACCGCAGCTGCGACCTCGACAAGTACCTTCGAGAGGAAGTTGAAGAAGAGAGCGATCGTGAATGGTGGGGGCGCCACGAATATTGAGCCAACCCCGATGCCTATTTTGGCCTGTGGGCGTCACGGCGTCCAGTAGTACGGGTGGGGGCATTGGATCTGCATGTCGCCATATAATCCGAGGTCGCTAATTTGGTCGCCAACATTGATGACAATGCGGTGCGTCTCATCGATGGCAGCACGGCGCCCTTCTTTCCACGGGCGGATTGACATCCCTGGCAGCGGGCGCTCGGCGACGGGGCACATGATGAGGGCTGCGGGACCCACGTCGATGTCGGCCAGCCCGACGTACGCAAAGTTTTCAATGGTCTCTTCACGGATTGACTCAAGGCGGCCGGTAATAAGGAAGAGCTTGATGCCCTGGCGGCGAATCTCTTCAAGGAGCTCGCGCGCCCCAGGGAGGAGCGGGTTGAGCCGCAAATCCCCGCGGGGCCATTGCTGGCCATCGGGGCCGAGGTAGTAGTCACTCGCGTGGAAGTCAACTGGATCGGCTCCTTGCACGCCGGCCGGCGCCTGAAATGTGTTCATGTGGATGTTGCAGAGTAACACCTCGTCGATGTCAAGTACAGCAGCGAGGGGGCGGGGCGGCCGACCTTGAGCATTTTTTTCTTCACGGTGGCGGGATTCGGTAACCCACCCTGCGAGACAGGTGCGTATGGTATCGAGGGCGCGACGGTGGTTTTGACAGTAATGATTGGCGAGGTAGCCGCGGAGGTACGGGTTAGAGAAGTCAACATAGACCATCGGGGGCCGGCTGCAGTACACTCTTGGCGGCAGTCTTGAATTTAAAAGTGTACTGTATATAACAGCAGGCCGGCTGACATGTCTGACAGCCCTGTCGCCCGAGAAGATGATTGCTTAGTTGCCGAGAAGAGGCTCGTGGCGGCGGTGGCCGGCAAACCCTTCTCATTTGCCGGCCAGCGATTTCTAGCAAAGATTGTTGATTGTTACGACGGCGACACAGTCACCGTCGCCTTCGAGTTTGGCGGCAGTGTAATTCAGTACAAAGCGCGGCTGGCAGGCTACGACAGCCCCGAAATGAGGCCGCCGAAGTCGGCCCAAAACCGCGCCGCTGAAAAGGCGGCCGCAGTCGCGGCGCGGACGGCTCTCGTTGGCAAGGTACAAGACAGCCTTATTTATATTGAGTGTGGCGCGTTTGACAAGTACGGTCGGATTTTGGTTACCGCGTTCCTGCGGAACGGTGCAGAAAATGGTGAGAATATTAACGAGTGGATGGTTGCGCAGGGGCACGGCACTCCCTACGCCGGCGGAAAGAAAACGCCCTTCGCAGCGAGCGACTAGACCCACGCGGGAACACTCGCCCGGGAGTACACAACCGAGGTGTTTTTTTTTGGCTTGGCGCCGGCGTTGGGCCAGTATTTCGACGCCCAGGCGCTGCCGACGCAATACCCGAGGACGTCCATGATAATATCGCTTTCTTTGCCGTACCAGAAGACCCCTTCTTTGCCGGTCAAGTTGCCCTCCGCATCCTGGTCGCCGATCAGCTGGAGGCGCTTCCCGTTGACTTTGATTTCGTTCTGGCCGAGACCCGTCTCGATAACCTCCCAGCCGACACCAACTAGAAAGAACTGGAGGTGGTGGCCGGGAAATAAGACACCGAGGAGGCCGAAGAAGAACAAGTGGCTAATGCTCCAGCCGTCGATTTCTTGGCATATTGGATGGTGGAAGATTTGGCGGGCTAGGTGGTCTTGGCTCTTGGTCCGGCGTATGTAGTGCCCGTAGACCACAATAACAATCACGCATACAATATATATTACGACGCATGGAACGGTAACTCCGCAAATTTCACGATTTGCGAACATTACTGGCAGGCTATATGGGGTCCAATCCCCTTTCAACTGAAGTGTTCTGTACAGACATATATTGGCACCACTCCATGTCATTGCAAAACGAGCCAGCAGTTCACGCCTACAGCATTGGCCCCCACCCCCCGAACGGGACGCGTCGGCTTCACCTGAACGAGTACCGCTACGCCCACCCGGCGGCGGTTGTTGAGACCCTGCGGGATGCGGTCGCCAACATTTCCGTGGAAGACATGCTTGTCAACTACCAGTCGGGCCCGGACCCCGACCTTGCCGAGGACATTGCCCGCTACGTCGGCGCCGAGTCGGCGCACAACATCCTTATCGCGAGCGGCAGCGATGAGGTCCTGCGGAGCATAATCGACACTTGCAGCCTGCGGGGGCACGACACTGTTCTCATGGGGGTACCGACGTACACACACTTTGAGCATTTTGCCCGGCTCAAAGGCCTTAAAATCGTTGCGTACCCAATCGGGCTCGGCACCTCCGTGGCCGACCATGTGGCATCTCTGCAGTACTACCGCGGTATTCTTGAGGCTGGCTGCCTTCTTTACCTCTGCAGCCCGAACAACCCCACGGGCAACACCTGGCCCGCCGATACTGTCGCAATGCTCGCCGCTGAGTACCCGCGGTCGCTTCTCCTTATCGATGAGGCATACGTCGAGTTTGCGTCGGTTGGTGAGCCCGAGTCCGCCGGGATGTCCGATGCGGCCGCCCTCAATGTGTGCAGCCTCGCCCCCGTCGCGCTCGCGGCCAAGAACGTTGTCGTCACGCGGACGCTCTCAAAGGCATTTGGCCTTGCAGCGTTGCGTGTTGGCTATGCAGTCGGCCTTGCCAAGGTCATCGATGAGCTCCGCGTCGCCGTTAACCCAAAATCGGTTGGAGTAACGGCAATGGCCGTGGCGCGTTCGGCCCTGCGCAACCTCTCGCATTACCGCCGCACGGCGATTGCCGCGCGGTTGGAGGCTGAGACCGTCGTCGCGGCGCTTAAGGCCTCCGGCTGGTGGGCCCTCAACACGCCCGGCAACTTCTACCTCGTGTATGCTGGCGACGCCGATGCGGTTACGGCCACTCTCGCCGCCAACGGTGTCCAGATTCGCAACCGCGACAACCTCCCGGGCCTCGCGGGTTTTGTGCGAGTTACGGCCGGCACCGCCGAGGACAGCGCCGCTGTGCTTGCCGCTTTTGCCAAGACGCGGCCGCCGGCGGGCCCACCGCCGCAACTGCTCTACACAAACAAGGGATTTGTTGCAGCTGTAAAGACGCTGATGAAACGCGCGCTGTGCGCGCTTCGCGCGGCGGGCGTCGAGGTGTTTGGCCAGGGCGGCACACTGCTGGGCATGTGCCGCCACGGTGGCATGATTCCGTGGGACGACGACGGCGACTTGGCCTACGTGCGCGACGCCGGCGGGGATCAGGTCGCCCAGCATGTGGACTCATTTCATGCCGCGGGCCTCACTCTTCAGCGGAATGTCACCGACGCCTACTGGCAGATTGGGACAAATGATCCTGGCACCGTGATTTCTCGCATCCACATTGACCTCTTCTCGTACACGGCCATCACGCGTCCCGATAACTGCGTTGAGTACACCCTCGACGACCCGCGATTCTGTGAAGAAGATCCCGACTCGATCCGGGCCCACTGCAATACAAAGTACGCTGCCACTGAGCTTTACCCGTTGCGATCCGACTACCGGTTCTACGATGAGACAATTTTGGCGCCAGCGCAGACGCCTGCAGTGCTGCGGCGGGCAGTCGGCCCCAACTTTATGACGACCGCAAAGGTTCGCTGCGCCGACGGCCCCTGCGTAACATTCACGCTGCGCGACCTCACACCTGCATGAAGGGGCGCCTTGCGTCTTTTGGACATTGTCCGCCACGGCTATATTATGGCCACCGATATCGCCGCGCCCCCCATTGTTTATGCCGATGGTGTTTTTGATCTCTTCCACCCCGGACATGTTGCCTTTCTGCAGAAGGCGCGCGCCGTCGGCGGCCGCGATGCGGAGCTCCTCGTCGGTGTAATCACAGATGAGGATGCCCGGTGGAAGCGGCCTCCGATCCTTAAACATGCTGAACGGGTGACAATGGTGCGGCAGTGCTGCGAGGTCGCACGTGTCGTCGAGTCCCCCCCGCTCGTCTTGACAGACGAGTTTTTAGACGAGCACAACATCTCTTTCGTTGTGCACGGCGATGATGATAAGCAGGAGCATTTCTTTGCGGCGCCAATTGCGCGGGGGATCATGCATTATGTCGGTTACACGCCCGGGGTGTCGACCACTGACATTATTTCGCGCATCCGCGCTCAACAATAATTTTGTTGGTCGCCGCACTTTTTGTGGCCGGCCGGCCCTTTCCGGCGAAGAAGAACCCAACACACTAACCGGAGGATACCATAATGAATTTTGCAGGTCGGGTCTGCGCACCTGGCAAACATGGCGCCTAGCACCATGCTGCAGGCACGTTTTCCGCCCTATTCAAGCTTCTCCGCAGAAGTATAACCGCGCGCCATCACGGATGGCCCAACGTCGACAGTCTTTTAGCGTTAACGGAGATCGGGCCTCATGCCCCCCATCCTTACCGAGGGATACCGGTCACGCCGGCTTGATGCGGGACCCGCGCCCTTTTAGCGCGCATGCTGCTGAAGATTGGCCACGCCGCTCGGATCGCGGGGTCGGGATCGATATTCACGAATTGTTGAAACGCGAAGCGTTTGCGGATCCCCAACCGGCCTGCGACGACCACTTTGAGAAAAACCGCCCCTGCCCTTCGGGCATCTATGGCATCAGCGACCAGTATATAGTCCTCGACACGTTCCTGAAGCTGCGCGAGTCGGCGGTCGACCGCGGCGAGTTTCGCTGGAACTTCATGATCCAGGGCGTCACCGGCGATGAGGTGGTTGGCGTGAAAGATAGGATTGACAACGTTATCGAGATCCAGATTGGTTCCTTCAGCGTCCCCATCCTGCAGGAGGTCCCCTATACTACTATCTCGTCCGTCGCGTCAATCGCTATACCCTCCAATGAGTCCAACCAAATAATCCTCTGGCATAATAACACCAATGAGTCCAACAAACCCCCAACGCTTGTCTCCAACACTAGCCCGTACGGCCAATACCCATCAACCGTACTGGCACCATCTCTGGCGGCCGCGTCGCCCACCACACTGTCTCCCTGGATACATAACCCATACACCCAGCTGCCCTTCTTTGGACGGTTCACAATTCAGCTCCGCGAGGCTGGCCTCCAGTCCTACAGCGACCGCAATGGTGCGCGGCACCATTACGAATTTACACTCGCGGCGACGGCGGGCTCCGCAGGCACAAACCCAAATATGCTGCTCGCCCTCCCCCAAAGCGGCAGCCAGTGGGACACCTATATATTCACAGACCCGCTGAAGGATATCCACGGCCTGACGTTGGTGTTCCGAAACCCCGACATCCCAATTTGTTTCTTGCCCGACTGCATCTACGATGCTGTGGTTGAGGTCGACGACGGGGGGACTGACAATGAGTTATTGCCGGCAGTCCTCAGCCCCATAACCGGCATGTGGCCTGTAATCCGCATCAACGCCCCAGGGCACAATCTCAATATGGGCGACCGCATATTCATCAGCGGGTTTAAGTCGGGGTACACATCTCTTGACTCTTATATCAACCGCCCTGAAGGGCTGGTCGCCGCCGGCAGGCCCGATGACCCGCTCAACGCAGGGGTTCCAATCTCCACAGTCTCCACCAAATATTTCTGGACCGACCCCGCTATCAACCTCTTTAACATGATTCCGGCGCCACCAGTATTCTCACAGAACACTGTCACGGTTTGTATTGCAAAGCGCCGAATGCGTATCCCAATCCGCCTCCGCCGCGTTGTGTCCCGCCTGACCAACTATATTGCGCCCTAGGTCCACACCCGCCATTCGAGTGCATGCGTGCGGCCAACTTTTTTTTCATCGGGCGCAACCCGGCCCTCGCTCGGAGTGAACCGGCAAATTGGGTTACTCATCAAATACGTCCTTAAAAGACAGCCGACACCTTCTGTCGACGGTATGGTGCATTGGACTATACGTGCCGAATCGGCGAAAAACAGCCTCCCTCACAATAGTGAACCGCCAGTTGGACCAAATTGAGGGAGCTAATATATACGACAAATGAGAGAACAAGACGGCACGCCGACCACCGCTCAAGAGTATAAATGCGAAAAGTGCGGGACGGTTTTTAGGGATGCGTACAACCTCCGCCGGCACCAGGCTCGGAAAAAAACGTGTGAACCCATTATCAACCGGCCGGTCGACGTCATCAGTGAACACCCGTGCCGCTACTGCGGCCGTTTATTCACAACGGCAACCTCAATGTACCGCCACATCCGCACCCGGTGCAAGATTGCGAATAGCGACGCCGGCATGGATAAACTTCTAGACTTCACCCTGCGACAACAGCTGGCGACACAATCAACAAAAACAGACGACCTCCAGGCTCAGGTGTCGGAGCTGACACTATTGTTAAAAAGCCAGTTGGCCGTGGCGCCTGCGCAGCAGGCCAATGGCCCCACCCAAGTATACAACGGGCCGGTCACCCAGACCCACAACAACACCATCATAAACATCCATCCGTGGGATGGGGACCGGCAGATTGGCGTCGACATTGCACACATCGTCGCCGCCTTTGCCGAAAACACCCGCCTGCAAGAGTACTCGCGCCTCGGAGACCGCGATCTGGCCGACCCCGAAATTGCGCCGCCTTATGTCACCGAGCTGCTCATGGACCTAACCAAACGCGCACACGCAAGCCCCGAGTCACGAAATATTTATTTAAATCCGCGGAGGGTCGACCAGGTCTTGGTCCACAAGAAGAGCGGGTCGTGGGAAGTGCTCCTTTTGGCCGAGGCGACGCGCCTCCTGTTCGATGGGGTCGCGGCCAGCATCCACCGGGCGGCAATGTCCAGCGCAGAGCGCCGCCAGCTCCCGCTGGAAGCGCAGAACGCGCTCTCGATGGCGGGCATGCTGTACGACGATGAGCCGGACGAATATGCGCGGCGGGCGAAGACACCAATGATGGCTCATCTAGAAAACTGCCGGGCACGATAGCGGTTGCCTGAGATGATTTTTATTTACCAGGTGTGCGTGCGCCACTTTCCGCGGAACGATAGGCGCGGCATGAGAACACCAAACATCCTGGGGGCCCTGACGACTTTCATTCTCATCATTCTTGTCGTGCTTGCGGCGTCTGTGGCCGGCCGCGCCCGCCTGCCACGCGGCACAGCTGTCTATGGTGGGGCCAAAGGGCAGCGCCCGATACGGTGGGACGGGCCGGCAGACTGCCTCCCAAAAGAAATGGTCGCTGCGGGCCTAAAATTCGTGCGGGGCATGATTCGTGAGTCGCGCCAGTTTGGCCCGGCGAACGGCGAAGAAATCAGCAAGCTGCATGCCGAGGCCCGGCGCCTGAGTCGCAAATACGATGCCCCAATGAGCGGCGACCAGATTGTCGCGATGCGGGACATGGAGGTCGCAATTGAATCGCAGACTGGGGGGGCGCGGGCCCTCCGGTACGGGCCCGAGCTGCTGGCAGCGAACCGGGGCGGCGAGCCGGTCGTTGCCATCGCCAAGCGGCTTCGGATCCCGCCGATGGCGGTTTTGCGTCAGATTCTGCTTGAGAGCGGGCACAGCCCGACAGCAGTGCGGGCGATGGTTGCCAACCCTGCACAGTTGCCGGATCGCCTCGCCCACGAGGCCCAGGCAATCTTTGAGGCCGACCTTGGGTCCCGGGTCAACGCCAACCGAATCCGTGAGCGTTCGCAGGCTTATGAGGACGCGCTGGGGGACCACTTGCGAACCCTCGGTCTAGAATTCTTGACAGAGAACGACCTGCGCCGCGCACACGAGGCGTCGGCCGATCCAGGCCCCCTCCTCACCCCCGACTTCCTGTTGAGCGAGCCCGCCCATATCGACGGGAAAACGGTTCACTGGATCGACGCCAAGGACTACCCAATGTACGGGGGGCGTCTTGTGGCCCGGGGCCTCGTTAGCCAGGCGACAAAATACACAACTGCTTTCGGCCCCGGCGCAATGGTCTTCAGCGGGGGGGTCATGTGCAATGCGGGGGTTCTGCCAAATGCCGTAAACGGGCCGGCGGTGCTGCTGCTCGACGGGTCTCATGTGCGGCCTCGGGGGGCTCCCGAACCCGTTAGCCGGCGGCAAGGGCGCGGATAAGCACCAATACGATTGGATCAGAGGGATCGATGGCGGCGTAACCGCCCAGGCCCTCGTTGTAAACATAGAAGACATATCCAAGAGCATTGGACTCGTCAACTTTATAGTAGTAAGTGGTGCCGCCGACCTCGAGGGGGGTTGCCTCGACATCGGTCTCTTGGCGCACCTCGCACGGGTCGGGCAGCCGGACATCAAGGGAAGGGTCTTTGTGGAAGAGGGGGGCATTAGTGGGGACGCAGACGCGGCAAGCGCCGTAGCCGAAGAGGTCGCACTCGAAGCAGATCCGTGTCAAAAGTTCGCGGAAAGCGGCATTGGTTTCGTACCTTTCGTTCGCCCTCTCGTAGAATAGCTCGTCAATTGTTTTTGGCTCGCGGTCGCGCTCAAGCATCATCTGGTAAATATTTTGGTTCGCGGTTGCAATGTAAAGGTAGGGCTGGACCTCGCGCTCGGCCGGGGGGAGGCCGTCGTGGCTTCCGATGCGGACGGCACGGGCGGTCACCTGGTGGTTTCGGGCCTTGTCCCAGTAGGGCTCAATCTGATGGGTTTCTCGTAGCCACTTGAGGTCGAGCCCCTCGGCGCCGGTCTTCGAAACGAGAATCGCTTTGATAATCTCGCCGCGGGCGTTTGCAGGCGAATTGAAAGCCGCTGTGATGGAGGCGCGGGCCTCGCCTGACACCTCGCCGGAAATTATGGCGTAGTACCCCTTGGGGGCTTTGTGCGCGCCGCCTTGACGGCGTACTGGCCTTTGCGGCCAGCGCATCGCCGCTTTAATCTTGGTGGTGTCGGCCGGCTTTGAGGAGAGCGCAATATAGTAAGTGCCAAAGGGCGCAACGAACTGCCGCCCTCCTGGATCTTCAAGAGCGTACGCCCCCGGTCGCAGCCGCTTAGTAATTACCACGTGGGGGCTGCTGGTTACCGTCTTGATGGCCGCCGCATCATCCCACGCGGGCAAGAGGAGGAAGATGGAGACCTTGCTGCGCCCCAACGCGTCGAGCAGCTTGGCGACGGCGGCATCCATCAGGGCCTCAACGTAAGGGGGGTTAATTGTCCACCCTCCGGGGTGGGCTGCCATGTCAACCAGCTGGAAGGGCCCAAGGCTCCCGAAGGGCGCGTCGGTGTCCAGGAACAGGCTGCAGAACCTTGTGTCGGGCTTGTCTAGGGCGACCATGCGCGAGTTGAACGGGGATGCGAACCCCTCATTTCGCACCCCAAGCGCGTACAGCGCTGCGAAGGCCTCGCGTGGGAGGCCCAGCTGCTGGCTTCCAGACAGGGCGGCCTCGTACCGGAGTAGCGCCCGCACCAGTGCGGCGACCGCCGCCGCGTGGTCAAGCCCACCCTTAGCGGCACGGGCCAGCAACGCGGCGGCCTGGGCGGTGTGGATTTTGAATACTTTGCACACGCCCCGGTGCCGAATCCGGATGTGCCCCGGGGTGAACCACACCGACATTGGGCTGGCCGCCGGCGGTGCCGACTCAACGGCCGCCATTGCGGCGGCAATGAAACGATCAACCGCTGCACGCGGCGCAGGGTGTCCGGCCGCCTCCAGCTCCTTCAGAAACTTGCCGGCAGCGGGCTGCCCCGCAGAAAGTGCGGCACGGTGGAGGGCCCAGGGGCCATCTTGGGGGCTGGTTGTGGCGCCTCTACCCAGGTTTACACCCGTCAGCAACCAGCGCTCGAAAGCGTTACGGCAGTTGCGAACTGCCGCGCCCGAAACGCCCGCCAGTAGGCCGTTGAGTAGTTTACGTGTCAGCTTGAGGGCTGCCCACTCCCATCCGGCGGCTTGGGATGTGAAAGTGTCAACAACAGACGCGTCTCCGCTGCCATGCGTCGCGTCTCCGCTGCCATGCGTCGCGTCTCCGCTGCCATGCGTCGCGTCTCCGCTGCCATGCGTCGCGTCCGCTTCCGTGTTGGCTTCCGTGTCGGCGTCCGCTTCCGTGTCCGCTTCCGTGTTGGCTTCCGTGTCGGCTTCCGTGTCGGCTTCCGCTTCCGTGTCCGCTTCCGTGTCGGCGTCCGCTTCCGTGTTGGCTTCCGTGTCGGCGTCCGCTTCCGTGTCCGCTTCCGTGTTGGCTTCCGTGTCGGCGTCCGCTTCCGTGTTGGCGTCCGCTTCCGTGTTGGCGTCCGCTTCCGTGTCGGCGTCCGCTTCCGTGTCGGCGTCGGCGTCCGCTTTTGCGTCGGCGTCCGCTTCCGTGTCGGCGTCCGCTTCCGTGTCGGCGTCCGCTTCCGTGTCGGCGTCGGCGTCCGCTTTTGCGTCGGCGTTAATAAGTGGCGCTGATGTTTTCATGCGCCCCAGCGGCATACCAGGAACATAGTGTTCATAGCCTAGGCGCTGAAGAAATCGACCGAGTGGTTTTAGGCCACCAGACTCGACAAACTGCGAATACGCAAGTACTGGGCCGGGCGCTCGGTCAACTCGTTCAGCAATGAGAGCTAGCTTGGGGGCGGCGAGTGCTGTAAAAGCGTCATCAGGCATTCTGTCAACGCTTGTGCTCATCCACTCGCGGGGTGGGCAGAAGTTGCTAAGGGTACGGGACTTGACAAAGTAGGATCGCATCGCTTTCTTTTCTGACCCCGGCAGGGAGAGTGCCGGGGCCGTCATGACGCCGACCCCCCTGCCGCCGGCCCCCTCACCGGTTTTACCCTCGGCAACTTCTTTTTCTCGCACAAGGAGGTACTGCCGGTACTGGTTGTCCCCCATTTCGACCCGCTCAACAACGGTCGGGAGTTCTTCGGGGAACCAGCCGTCGTCGCGGGCCCTCTTCGGCGTCACATCCCCCGCAAGTTCTGACGGCATAGTCGGGGAAACATGAGAGACCAGGCCGACAAGGCGGTTGGCAAGGTACTCAGGATTGCGGACCTTGTGGGCCGCACGATCAACATACAGCGAGTAAAAGATATCATACTGGGGCGGCAGGAGGTCCATCCCGGCAAGCATGTTAAAACACGGCACAAGCTCGAAGGGGTCCTTCGCGGATGGGGTGCCCGTGAGAAATACCAGGCGCAAATTGCTAGCGGCCATGACCATGTCATAGATGCGGCGGGCGTTAGCATTTTCGGCCGACGAGTTGATGATTGCCCGAAAGAAATTATGGGCCTCATCAACAATGAGCAGCTTGCCGTCAAGGCTGCCCGTCGCGCCAGTAAGGTCGCCACGTTTTACAGATTTTGCACCCGTCCCCGCACGCGCCATCTGGTCGGCGGCATTGTATGCGTCCATTGAGACAAAGGTGAATTTTGCAACCGCCTTGGCGCCGAGGTGCGCAATCATCGCCGGCGGCGCGCCCGCGTTAAGAAGAGCAACTACTTCAAGGACGGTCGCGCGGAAGTTTGCCTGAAGGCTGCGCGCGAGCATAACAACAACGGGGCGCACATCCCAGAGGGCCATCGCGACCGCGACGGCAAGACGCGTCTTCCCCATGCCCATCATGTGATAAACGAGGATCCCCCGCGCGTTGCCGTCTGCGCCAATCCCATACTCGGGGTCGCTCATCACGGCGCGCACGAGGAATTGGTAGTACTTGAGGGCTGAGGCCCAGCCGTGCGCGGGGTCGGTTGCATCGGCGCGGGCCGCAACGTACCGCTCGTACAGCTCGCGAAGTTTTGTGGAGGACTTTACCGGAAAACTCGTGTTGTTTCGCTGGAGGACGCCCTCAGGTAGTGAAGGTCGTGATTCTTGTGGTTGGCGCCGCGCCCCGCCAACCACAAAATCGTTAAGGTTGAAGCCAGAGTCGCCCATGGTGCGGCCATATACTACCTGGCGAAAGATCCTAAAAGACAAGCGCCAAACGCAGCGAGCACTATTTGTTCGCGACGTAGGCATTAATTGCGGATTGGGTCGCCGATAGGTTATCGGTAATTGCGTCAAGCAGCAGGTAGTAGCGCGCGGCGTCAATTAATTTGTCGTCACCATAGAAAGCCGCATGGGCTTTTGGTGAGGGGTTGAGCAGTTCTACAAGTATACTCTTCAGGAGCGGGACGGCAGTGGCTAGTGACTGTGCGGCGGCCTTTGGGCTATCTTGGATCCCTATCTGCGCATTGCTGTTCATGAAAGCCATAATGCTTTGAAATGCCCGGTCGGCAGCGACTTCATTGGGGGTCACCCCATACTTGTAATACACCTGTGGTAGCCAAGACGACAACGTACCAACTATGGCGTTGGCGTCGTTGTAAATGGCGTTGGCGGAGGCCATCAGCGCCGCCTCGGCGGCGGTGCACGGCACCGGAGTGGCGCACGGCACCGAAGCGGCAGAGCTCTTTTTGCACTCCGGCGAGTAGACCACACGACCCCCATAGATTACAATGAGTGCTATGATAATTAACAGCATGATGATGATCACTGCGTGGCTTTTGTGCATTGCCGCCAAAATCACGACCCTATGTCAGGCCCAGAAAAAATGCAAATGGGCGCACGCGGCTTGGGGCAGGCCCGGCACCACTAAAAAATGTGAATTTGTTCTCGACCGGGCGCACATATCGTCTCACGTATCATCCCCGAGCGCCGCGGCGAGAAGGTCATCTATTGACAGAGTGGTGAGGCCCTCAACGTCAAGGTCTGCAGGTGCGGCTGCCTGCGCGGGCGCAGCACCGGGCGCGGCGTATTCCTCCCACGAAGCCGAGGCCCTCGAAACCGGGTACTTTTTTTCAAGGTAAATCTTGCGGCGGTCGGCCGCCTGGCTGCGAAGGCCGGTACGGGTATCAACAATGTCAACAATCTGCCGAAGGATACTTTCGTCCGAGCCGCGGCGAAGAATGCGGCCGAGGGTCTGACGCATTCCATTCCTCCTCGGGGTCGCCTCGATGATGCAGGTCATGTCGGGCAAAGAGATACCCCGGCGGCTGAAGCCGTAGGTCGTGAGGACAATATGGGCCCCTGCGCGGCGGGCGGCCCCGACGGCCGTCTTTGCCACGCCACCGCGGAGGATGCTGACCTTGGCGTCGTCAAGCTCAGGCGCGATAATGTCGGCGGGCTGCAGCCGCTCGAGGAGCGCGGTCCGGAGCGCCGGGAGGTACTCACGGTGCTCGGCAAAGACGAAGACGCCGTGGCGCCGCACCTCGCCGGCGGGGTGGGTCGGTGTCGCTGCCGCCTCGGGGCGGGGGCCGAGGCCAAGCCGAATCAGCTCGGCGGGGTCGGCGGTCTCGTGGAGCCGGTAGATCCGTTCGACCTCGGCGGCGACGAGCCGCAGACGGGCCTGGTCCTTGACCACCCTGCCGATCGTGAGGATTGCCGACATTGTGCCGGAGGGGGTTGTCGCCGTTTCGCAGTGGTCGGGGTGGCCTGCGTACTCGAGGAGGCGCACCTCGCCGCGAAAGTTGACGGCGCACACGTCAAAGCCAGGAATTGTCTTTGGCAGGATGACGCCGCCAAGGTGGAGGGGGACGTACCGGTCGAGGCCGTCGGGCCGTTCTTCGGGCGTCGCCGAGAGGCCGAGGACTGCGCATGTCTGGCTCAGCCAGAGCGCCCGGCAGTTGTGGGTGCTGTGGTACTCATGGGCCTCGTCGAGGATTACGGTGCCGAACCCTTCCATGAACTCGGGCGTCTTGTCGCGAAAAGTGTTGACGATAATGAGCACGACGTCGTGGGTCTGCGGGCCGGGCGGCTCCTTGCGTGAACCTGCGCGTTTGGCCGGCGGGTTGTGGTACACTTCGACCCTCATGCCCGGGTAGATTTCGGCGAACTCTTCGACCCACTGGGTCGCAATTGCGTCGGTCGGAACGACGACGAGGGCGGCCTCCCCGCGGCGCGCAACGACGCCGCAGCCGACTCGCGACTTGCCGAGGCCCGTGTCCATCTGCAGGTAGGCAACGCCGCCGCAATGGCCCGCCGCCTCGCCAAACGGGCCAGACTCGCCACACAAGTGCTCGATTGCCGCTTCCTGGTACTCATACAGCGGTTCTTCGGCGACAAGACGGTCGGCCGCGATGCTGCGCGGCTTCGGCAGCGGCGCATTCGGGTTGATACTCCCTTCGAGAAGCCGATCTGGCGCGGCACGGATCCCGTCAAGGAGGGGTAGGCCAGCAGACGTGTGGGCACGTAGAAAGGGCGGTCCCTTGGCGCGGGGAATCAGCAGCACCTCTAGACCGCCCATCCGCTCGATCATGTAGGCGCGGTGCACGGTGCGCGCCATGCCGCGGGGGCAGCCGGGGTGGACCCTTTCCGTGATTGAGAGCGCCCTAAGAATCTTCTTGAGGGCGGGCTCGCCCCCCACGCGGGCGCGGAAGAGAGCCAGAGGGATGGCGAGCCCCCGGCGCCCCACTTCGGCGTAGATAGGCGCTGGCGCTGCCATATAGCATATAGAGTGTCGGTGGTGTGTTCAAAACTCGGGGCGGGCTGGGTGGTTTTCATGAGCCGTGGACGATAGCGGGGGGGTGCACTTAGGTAGTAAACGCATTGAGAAATCTCAACGCTTGTATAGCAAGCCTGTCAAAGACTCGCAGGCCGCAATGTCACAGGGGGCCATCTTCAACCTCGTTCTTCGCGACGAGCGGTTTGATAAGTTCTTCACCGCTTCGGATTACCTCAGGCAGCGGCTCGATGCGATTCGCGTCGAGCGCAAGGCCGCAGGCGAGGCAAATATCCAACCAACCTTTATCGATATTGAGCGGTCCCACACACTCTACATCCATGCCGCGTACCGCCCTTATGTCTCCGTCGCGTCAGAGTACACCCGCGTCAAGGCGTCCGGCGATGCCACTTCCAGCATTAACGCCTCGGGGGGCACCCTCCAGTTCACTTTCCCGACTTACGGGCACTTCACGAGCGACATGGCCATCCACATCCGCTTCAAGCCAATTGGGTCAGAGTCTGCGACCTTGGTGGGGCCAAGTACGCCCTACCTGCGCTACTGCGCGCTGCCCGGTGTGCGCTTGTTTAACAAAATCGAGTTGCGGTCCGACCAGGTCCTCATCGACGACTACGTCCCTGACGACGCAATCGCATACAGCAAGTTCTTCGTCCATGCGGACCAGCGCACCGGATGGGAAAGATGCCACGGCCAGCAGGAGGCTCGTGAGGCCACGTATCTAGCAAACGGGTACACCGGGACACTAATGTACCGCGATGGCCCCCAGACGCCGAAACTTTATCAGGAGGGTTTTGACATCTACATCCCCCTCCAGTTCTGGTTCTGCCGCGACGCCACCCACGCCTTGCTGAACGACTTGATCCCTAACAGCCAGCGCACCATCACCTGCGAGCTTGCTCCACTAAAAGACATCGTCCAGGCGCTGGTGCCCATGCCGGCAATGGGTGAAAATAACATGGCCCCTAACACTTTAGTGCCCGTCGACCTCCCATTCTCGAGACTCGGGATCGAGGCCGACCTCTATGTGAACGGCCTATTCGTGAATCCCGAAATTCACGACATCTTTGCGAGCCGCATCGGCTTCAGCCTAATTCGAGTTCATCGCCGCCAGGTGAACCAGATCCAAAATGTCAGTGACGCGTTTCTCCTCGACCAGCTTAAATTTCCGGCCGAGTACTTCATGGCCGGGTTTCGGTCACGGCGGCTTGTCAGCGATTTTGACCGCTGGTGGATGATGGGTGTCCCGCTTAAACGGACTAATTCCAAAAAACTGCTGGCGCCGACAATGGTTTGGAATGTTGAAAACTTAGTTTGCCAGCTTGTATGTCGCGAAGCTGTCGAGGTCACGACCCTCGAGAACATCGTTAACACAATTGGCCTGACGGCCCACGGGATTGAGATCTTCCCCCAGCTGCCGAGCCCCTTTTACAACGCCTACATGCCAATCCGTTACGCCGAAAATAGCATGGTGGTCTCTCCTGTTGACACAAGCGCGTTCCTTATAAACTTCTGCCTCTACCCGGGGAAGTTCACCCCCAGCGGCTTCTACCACTTGAGCGCCGGCCGCGAGGTGTATATCAACTACAGTCTTAAACCATCGTTCAGCCTCGAGAGTGGGGAAAATGAGATGGTGATTTCTATGTCTGCTCTCAACTTCTTGATGCGCAAGGGCGACAAGCTGAGCCTGAGGTACTCGCTCTGAGCACCAGCAAAAAAAAATGTTGACTTTTTGGCAGACCCGGCTTGGGTCAGGACTCTAAGTAATAAGAATATACGTTGCCAGTTGTGCTTTACTAAAAATGACGCCAGGGGCGTAAAAGTTTGACGATTGGTGTGTTTTTGTTGTACGCGAGCACGTATTGAGATACCTGCGCGGCGTGCGGGTAGCAGCACACAAGTGCCGGACCCTTTCTTTTTTATCTGAAGATACGCATTCATAGAAATGGTCCCCGCAACCAGGGGCCCGAGGGGCAGCACAGGTAGTACCACTCGTATACAAATCGGATGACAAAAAATGCCGCAAACCACTTGATACAAGGCCCCACAGTTAAACAGTTGAATATGCCGCCTATACAATGGCGACGCCAGGTCTGTACATTGCCTGGGGTCCATGGCTTGACATTGAGCACGGCCCCGGCCAGCTCCACAAAGTCGGCCACACGGGCGATCTGGGGGGGCGCCTCCTGGACAGCGCATACGTCACGTGCTTTCCGCCGGAACACTGGCGCTACATCGCAACCTTCGAAACGCGGGACAAAGAGGACGCTCGCCTCCTAGAGACGGCTGTGCTGCACTGCTGCCGCTCGCGGCGCCTTGCCGACCGGGAGCTGGTCCGGCTCCCGGCGGCCGATATCATTGCAATTGCGGCGGAGGCCGCAGCGCGGCTCACTATATGTGCCACGCGCCGCGACGCGCCCGTCTATCGTGCTCGTGTCCGTCCAGCTGGCGCCACCGACAGCCCGGACCAGCGCTGGGCATTGCGGCGCGCGCTGGTCGAAGACCTTACGGTTGCGCCTCCACCGGACCTATCTCATTACATCGACGAGTTGCTGACGATGGACTTCAGCACGGCAAAGGACCATTCGCCCGCGCCGCCCGCGCCGCCCGCGCCGCCCGCGCCGCCCGCGGGAGAATTGCAACAAGAAGACACGATACTTGACGAGGTGGATGATGCCGAGTTTGCCGGGGCAGTGGGTGCCGTTGAATCGGAAATTACCGATAGCCCATTTGATATTCACGCGGCGCCGGTTGATGCTCGGGACTACCAGCACGATGCAATTGCGCGTTGCGTTGCGGAGCTACACAGCGAAGGTCGCGCAATTCTCCAGATGGCGTGTCGCTGCGGAAAAACACCAGTGGCGTTTGGGGTCCTGCGCACCTTCCTCGCCCTCGAAGACCCCAATGAAACACCAATTAATGCTCTTTACCTCGTGCCGGGCCTTTCGCTTCTGCGCCAGACGGCACAAAAGCTTGCCTCGTACGGCTTTGCCGAGCCAATGCTCCTTGTGGGCAGCGACCCGCGCCCAGTCTATTTGGCAGGGCGCTCTCTTGTGATGACAACGGATCCTGCGGTTATCCGCGCATTTGTCAGCGAGCGTGGGCGCCGCCTCGTGGTCAGCACTTATCAGAGCTCGCCACTCGTGCCGACTGACGTCTTCGGGCTGACTATCTGTGATGAGGCCCACCGCGTTTGCGGCGGGCAGGCCCCACGCCCGTTTAACCACTTTGTGATGGCGCCACAGGTGGGCAAGCGGCTCTTCATGACGGCAACGCCGGCCTATGACCCGCCAAGCAAGACAACAATCACCATGAAGGACCGCGAAATCTTTGGTGGCGTTGCTTACCGCTACCACCTGCGGCAGGGCATTGCCGCCGGCTACGTTAACGACTTCCGGCTCGAGATAGTTGCCGCCCCGGCTGCCGCCCCGGCTGCCACCGCTGAAGATTTGGCGATGCCCGCCCAGCTCCTCGCGGCAATGTCAAAAGTTGACAAGTTGCTCGTCTTCTGCCGCAATATTGGTCACGCGGTGCGCCTCTGCGCCGCGCTCTCGGGGGCGCCCCGCCCCAACGGCGTTCGCCCCTTTCAATGCCTCGTCGCCCATTCTCGAATGGGCCCGGGCGGCGCGGCGGCCGCGCTACGGCAGTTTGCCGCGCCCGGCGAGCGGGCAGTCCTATTCAACTGCCGGCTCTTCCAAGAGGGGGTCGAGATTCCGGCGCTCAATGGCGTATTCTTTGCTGCACCGCGGCACAGCCCCCGCGACATCATCCAGAGTATCTGCCGCCCCCTCAACTGGATGGCTGGCAAGCCCGGGTCTGTTGTATTTCTTCCGGTTCTCCACGACGAAACGTGCCCGCCTGAAGACCCCGCTAATTTAAAACGCTATGCCAGCATTATCCCTTTCATTGACGCCCTCCTCGATGAAGACCCGCGGCTTTATGAGCACCTTCTTGACCCTGTCGCGGCCGCCTACCCGGTCAATATCCTCGGGACCCACACGTTAAAAATGGGCCTCGGCACCACAAACCACAGCGCACTCCTCAATGCCATCCGCCGGGCAGTTCGCTACGGGACGAGCGCAAGCGCCCGCCCCGTCGAGCGCCTCCTCCGCGTCGAAAACGTTCCTTGGGACCGGGCATTTGCCGAGATTCGCCGCGTCGTCGAGACCTGCGGCCGCTACCCGAAGACGACTGACGCCTGGGTAGTCGGCGAGGCGCGCGTGTGCCTCCACCGCTTCTACAACTGGGCCCGCGACGAGTTTGCCGCCTGGCGCGCCGGTAGGCCCACAAAACTCGAGCCCCACCAGATTCACAACCTGTTGAGCCTTCACCTGTGGGAGCCTTACGGCGTTGAAGGCCCTTACCCCTGGCGCATCTGCATGGAGTTTCTCGAGCAGTGGCTGCGCGAGCACGGCGGCGTGACGCCGATGGTCGAGATTAACAAGGGCGGCTACATCGGCCTCGAGGCCACAGCCATTGAGAGGCTGTCCGGGTGCTTGACCTGCATCAACCAGCAGGATGGGAAGGATAGGAAAGGCGGGAAGCCCGGCAGCGGGTACGGCCTCACCCCTAGGAAGCAGGCCGACCTTGAACGCGTCTGCGCGCCGTACGGCCTCCGCTGGCGCAAAGAGCGTGATGCGTCGGGCTGTCTCGTAAAGGGCGGCGAGCCAACTTTCATTCAGGAGGCTTATGCCCGCTTCAAGGCATACTATAAGGCCCACGGCGCCGAGGGCGAGTACATCCAGCGCTGGTTCCCGGGGTACCCCCACAAACACGCCCGCCAAGAAAACCTCGCTGTCCAAGAAACAGGCGCAGCCCCGCCCCGGTGGCGTACCGGCCGCCGCGCCCACGCTGAGTAATGCTGCTTGGCATTTTTACCCGCCGAACCATCCTGCAACTATTATAAGGGGCCTTGCGGCGATGCTGCACGCCATTCTTATTATCCTTGTCATCCTTGTTGTGGTTGCCGTCATCGTCGTGGCGGCGGGTGCTTTCATGTTAAAAAAGTTTCCTCCCGGAGAGCAGCCGCCACTAATTGGCGTAACGGGCTGGCTATTGTCAAAAATGATGGGATTTGCAAAGGGCGTAATGCACCTGATAGGCTTGTGAAAGATTTCGATAAGCTGGGAACTTTTTTACCCGCCAAACAATTTCCTGCAACCATACGGGGGTCTTGCGGCAATGCTGCTTGCAGCAATTATTGTTCTTCTTGTTGTCGTCGTCATCATCGTCGCATGGCCTAGTAATAAGCCTCCATCAGAAGGCGGCTGCCCCTCCTGCCCCGCAGGGCAGACCTGCAACCTGGAAAATAGCCGGTGTTTCTTGCCGACCTCCGGGGGCTGCCCGGGAGGCATAACCCTAACGGCCCAGCCGGATAGCACGGTGCAGATTATCAACAACACAAGCGAATCCCCGTTCCACGTGTTTCTTGAGCATTCAAACTTAAATGTTGTGGATGGTAAACCTCCTCTCGGCCCGCCGACTGATGGGGTGCCATGGCAAATCCTCAACGCAAGTAGTACAAGGGTCACGCTGGGCTCGCCTGTTCAGTACTACCCGCTGGACAGTGACGTGTCCGGCCCCAAGACCCCCCCAGTGGCGATTGGATCCGCAACGTGGCAGGAACTAATCATGCCAAACCGTGGCGACACCGCAATTCTTAAAATTCCAAATTTTCCCAAGGGTGCATGGAGCGTGCGCCCTCTGAAGTACAACAAAGCCGGTAAGCCGTGTCAGGGTTCCGAGGGCGACTGCGGAATGCCAATCCTAATCGAGAGTGGGAAAGACATGGTCGGGGACATGAGTGCCGTGGACGGCGTTAACTTCCTCTTGTGCTACGAGCTGACCGCCAAAGACGGCCCCACGACCATAGACTTCAAGACAAACCCGTGCGCGGCCACCGGGCGTAACCGCAAGGGCTGCACCAACCCGTCGGTTGACGGAATCTTCGATCCAAAACTTGTGGGCACCGCGAGGTGCCTGCCCGAGGGCAGCGACCACTGCTGGCTGAGCGAGCCATGCCCTGCCGGCACCTGCAACCTTATTGGCGTCAGCAAGGCGTGGTGCAATGCTGTGAATGATGGTCAGTGCGCGAACAGCAGCAGCCAGTGGTCCAAAGAAGGGCAGAGCCAGGGCGGGCCCGAATCATGCGCCAAGCACAACAAGTTTACGACTTACTGCTACTCCCATAACGACGCAACCTCTTCGCCCTACTTCTCGTCCCCCTACAAGATGAAGCTGGTGTACAGCGACCTTGTATAAATCAGGTTTGCGTTATTTTTGGGCACCTACTATATGGCCGATGCGCCACCTCTTCGTATTTCTTACGGGTCTCCTTGCGGGCAAGCTGCCGGCAGCCGCAGGGGCCTGCAACTCTGACGGAGACTGCCCAGCGGGGCAAATTTGCACTACCGGGCAGTACTGCGGCTGCCACCCCGGAAGCTACATGTGGGTGCGTGATGGTATCGAGCGCTGTCGCGTGTGCGCAGCCGGCTGCGCATGCCCGGGAGGGCTCGCAAAGTGCTTTGGCTGTTCGGCCGGCCAATATAGCCCCACTCCGGGCGCACCTGGTTGCTCCGACTGCAACCCCAGTAACGAGACATCAGACACCATCCTCAACTCCGGTTGTGACCCGGACAACTATGAGACGCCGTGCGCAAATCGGCACGGCCCTCTGGGACAAATTGCCTGCCGGGCGTATCCGCCGAGTCCGCGTGTGATATTTGTGCCCCCCGATGGGGCTGTTTACGTTCCAGAGTACTTGCCCAACGGACTTCCAAACGTAAACCCTCCATATTATGATGCCATCGATCACCGCCCAATGGTCCAGCAGAGCTACTGAGTAGTAATTGCTGCGACAATTGAAGGCGCCACAGAGCTTGTACTCTCGGGTGGCCAATGGTCGCCACGGTACTTGATATCGAAGACATTGCCCGTATTCGCGAAGGCAGTACCCCCTGCAGCTGCACCGCCTGCGCGGCGCTGTGTTCAAACCTGCCCGGTGGGTACGACCCGCAACATTTGTCCGAGCTGGTCAGATCCGGCGCCATTTCTCTAACAACGGACCTTGTCAAAGATTACTTAATTGGCGATGGTCAAGAAATCCATTGTTACCTGCGGCCGCCGACAGTCCATGAGAAACCCGGAGAACTCGCCCCCTTCTTTCCGCGACGAGGGCGGTGCGCAATGCTCACCGACACGGGCTGCTCGCTAGCCCGGGCCGACATGCCAATCGGCTGCGTTTCCGCGCTGGCCTGTGACCCGACCCGCAGTGCCAGTGTTGACAAGCACGAGGCACCGATCGTCTGGGGCACCCCGGCAGGTGTTGACCTGATCCGTCAGTTTGATGCGGCAAATTTCAGCCGTGACCCAAACGCCCCGCTCGATATTGCAACTGTCAGAGCCCAACTCGATCAGTTTAATCGTAATCCGATTAATGCGATGATGGCTTCAATGACCATGTTACTCGGCCGCTACGAGTGATAAGGAAATTGCGCCTATTTTTTACGAAACCCTTTCGCTATTTTGCAAAGAATTGAACTCAAGGCAGGACCAACATATTGAGACGGCGCCAAATATACAATGGACCACCCTGGCGACGAAGATGCGGCTCTCGCAGTCTATAATGCGGCACTTGCGCTCAACGAAGCGGCGCTCAACGCCCTCTTGCTTGACGAGGACTTCTTAATTCCCGACGAGGAGGGCGACCCGGAGGGCGACCCGGAGGGCGACCCGGAGGACGACCCGGAGGGCGACCCGGAAAGAGGCCACCCAGTGGCGGATGCTGCGCCACAAATACGCCTCCGTCGCGGCGTTCGCAACGACGCCTTTGAACGCGAGGCCAAAGGCCTTGTGCCGACCGACGGGGTTGCCTGGGCCGACGCCCGCCACCCCCTTTGGACGCCCCGCCTCCTGACAGTCGACGACCCGCGCGCGCCAAACCCCGCAAACTTTAAGGGCGACCTGTTCCCGCCCCAGAAGGCACTTCTTGCGGCCATGCAAGCGACTGAGTGCAAGCCCTTTGCCAAGGTTGAGGACGCGCGCTGCGCCGAGGAGTGGGCGCCGATCCTTCAGACCCGGGTCGGGCGTCTTGCCGCACAGCCCGCTTTTGGAAAAACCGTGTTATCGCTCGCTCTTGTCTGCTCCCAGCGCGTCCCCGTTCGCCTGCCTGACCAGCAGCCACTAATGACCTACCCAGTTGTGGGCGCCGGACACCGTTGCGGAAACCGCGCAAACATAATTGTTACCCGCGGCGGCGGGACGTACGACCCCGTTGGGGTCGGCTTTATTCCGGAGGTTGCAGTGCGCTACAGCCGCTACCTCCCGCTCACCATCGTTGCCGCATCGGCAAATGTTATCTCCCAGTGGGAGAGCGAGACCCGCCGCTTCACCGAACTGCGTTACTTCATCATCGAGAATGTGCGCAGCATGCACAAGTTTCAAGAGTTGTACCACCGTGGGGAAGCAGCCAACCTTGATCTTGTGTTTGTCAAGGCCGGGCGGGTCACGACAAGCTTCGTCGTGAAAGGCGAGCCCCCCCACCAGGGGAAGTCAAAGAACCGTTCCCTCTTTGAGGCACTCGCCCGCGTTCTGGAAGGCGTCCCGGTTGCCCGGCTCATCATCGACGACTACGACACGCTCAAGCTCGGCAGCGACGACTGCTTTGTGCCTGCGCTCTTCACCTGGCTCGTTAGCGCAACGCGCCGGCAGACGACAGCAAGGGCGACCATTCGCACCGACTATGCAACTATTGAAGACTTCTTCCGCGCAAACCTCATGACGAGCTTCCCAATCCTCGGGGTTGCACTCGACGATATCATCAACAAGGTGTTTAGCCTCCAGTGCGCGCCCGAGTTCGTCGACGCCCACATCAACAGCACAAAAATAGAATTCCGCCGCATTTACGTCCGCGGCGGGCAGTTCGTCGCTATCCTCCGCGACCTGGACGTTACAGAAGACATTATCGAGATGGTCAATGCTGACGCCGTTGGCACCGCTGCCCAGTCTCTTGGGATAGTTGCCCAAACAATTGGCGACGTTGTCCACCGCGTCGTTGGCATCCACCTCGATAAGCTGCGCAACGCCGTCCAGGTACTTGGCCGTACTGCGCAGGCCCGCGAAAGCCTCGCCGGACGCCAAAGCTTTCACGAAAACAACCTTGACTTGGTCAAGGAGCTGCGGGCTACAATCAAGGACGGGTCTGACGATGAATTTGCCACCGCTCTTGCGGGGTTTGCGGGCCTCAGCCCCGAGGCCTCCGCGGCCCTCAAATCGCTAGAGACTTGGGCCGAGGAACAGTGCGACAAACACGGCAAGACCCTCAACCGTATGCGTGACAATATTCGTGAGGGCCGTTGCCAATGCTGCATGTTGCCCTTTGAGAAGGGTGATGACGCTGAGCCGGCCTATATTCTTGCCGGGTGCTGCCAAATAATTGTCTGTGAGACCTGCATCACGCGCAAATTGGGCACCAACAAGAAAGCGTTCATCAGGCGCTGCCCCCACTGTCTTCATGACATTAAAATCAAGACCGGTCTTATCCGTGTCGGCGCCGAGCTTGACCTTGAGGCCGCCCTCAATGATGAAATTGTCATTAACGCTGATCCCGACGATTCTTTGGAGATAAAGCCGGCCGCTACTATTGCCGAAGGCCCTGCTATCGATCTGCTCGACACGTTCAACAACCCCAAGCTGAAAGCTCTCATCCAGCTCATACGCGCCGAAATTCGCATGGGTGTTGTCGGCGCCGACGGCGTCGATGGTGTTGTCGGCGCCATCGACTGCATCCGCGATGTTCGCACGCCTCCTTACGTAGAGGGCCTTCTTGATGGGCGCCAAGATATCCCCTGGGCTCGCGGCCAGCCCCGCAAGTTTCTCATATTTACGATGCACGCTGAGTCAACGCGCCTCATTGCCAATACGTGCGAAGCCCTTGCGATACCTTTCAGCATCCTGCGCGGCGTCCGCGCGCAAAAAGATGAAGCCGTCCGTGCGCTGCGTGAAGAAGCTGATGTCATGCTCGTGACGTCGGCCAAGGACTGTGGAGGTCTCAACCTCCCCTTTGTCTCGCACATTGTGTTCTATCACCACATTCTTGACCGCAACGTTGAGGTCCAGGTCGCAGCCCGGGGCCAGCGTCTTGGGCGCAAGGGCAACCTTGAAATTATAACCCTTATTAATGAGGCTGAAGCCGAGAGGCTGCCTGGATAAATCCATTCAACTCTTATTTTTTAACAGTTCACGAGTTCTGCCTGGGCAAAAAACGTGCGCGGCGCCTTGTTATGTTCGGCACTCGAGAACCCAAGCGATGACAAGGGTTGTCAACATGGTGATGAAGGCCATTGCCATGGTGGCAAGGGCCATTAATATGATGGCAAGGGCCATCATCAGCGTGATGCAAACATATCTTCTGTACTCGAGGTTCCAAGCGATGAAAAGGGTTATCAATATGGTGATGAAGGCCATTGTCATGGCAGCGAGGGCCATTAATGTGGTGGCAATGGACACCAGCACGATGCCGGCATATAGCTCGTATACAGTTTCGACAGCGTAGGCGTCAAACATGGTTGACACCTGATTCCTTCTTCAAATGTGTTTTTTTTGCTAAATTAAGGGGGATTACATTTGAATTATGTTAATGGGTTGTTACCCAAAACGCGGCAATGTCGTGTTCGAAAGTGCGCATCGGAGCCGAGGCCACGCGCAGGCAACTCGCTGCGCCTCCGTATGACGTGGCAACTTTAGCACTCTTCTTGGCGGGCCTTCGACCCGAAACCACCACCTTCAAAGTAGCTCAGGATGCAATCGATAATCTGGAGAACGCGGTGCTTCGCGACCCTAAAGTGCGCAGCATGCTGGTCGTGACCGACCTGAGCCTCCGAACCACGAAGGCCTCGTTTGTCGACACAGACGACTACCTTCTCATGGTCGTGCTGGCGTACCTCATCGCTAAGCAAGCGCTGCTGAACGTCAGCAAGCTGACCATCGTGCTGGTGGCGGCCAAGAAGGACGGCGACAAGACAACCAAGACCGACGTCGTCAATCTCTTCTTCGAGAAGATTAAGGGGCACGGCGAGTGGATCAACTTGGTCCTTGATATCGAGAAGTCCACAGTCACCGTGTGGTACGGTGCCGAGAAGAGCCTCACGATCCACGTGTTCGAGCAGGTCGAACAGACCATCCTGTCGCCGATCCTCTACGACGGCGCGGGAAAGCCAAGGAAAGCAAACGCGGATGACCTTGTTGGCCTTGATTTCGAGGACGCGAACAACAACATTCGCGAGCTCAACAAGCCCTTTCTCACGCACGTGGAGACTCTCCCAGGGCTCGTCGCGTTCCAGTGCGGCGCGATGGACGTGCCGCTCGCGAAACTTCTCCTCAAGCAGAGCATTCACATCGTCTCGGTCAGCGCCGGGTCCGGCGTGAACGGTGGAGACCAGAAACCACCAACAGTTGACAGTTCCTTCCGTGGGGGCCTTCTGTTTGACAAGGCCGCGAAACGCCGTGGCATCGTCCATGACCTCAATACGGCTCTCACCCGCAAGCTGTGTGTCACGGTGTTTCTCCGTGAGTGTGCTGGCGAAAAGGCCTACGCGCTGGACGAGATAACATTCCGGATGTTGGCAGGTCCATTCGTCGCGTCGCTGCCAAAAAGCTGCAGCCCCGAAGAAATAGACGAATTCAAAAATCGTTTGATCCTCATGCTGCGGCTGCTCGAGTCGAATGCGCAGACGTCGCACACTCCCGACACGTTCGTTAAGGTTGTTGCGCAGTGCTTGGTGCAGGAAAACCTGACCATCGGCGACGTGCTGCACCTGCTTGGGTCCACTTTCGACACCGGCGCTGTGCAGTATGCCGCGTTGCTCGCCCACTCGTTCGTCTCAAACGTGATCGGGGTCGACCAGACACTGGACGAACCGTTCGACGTCCCGAGTGCCATTTCGGGCATCACTGGGCTCCGCAACGTCCCGTACTCCGAGAAGACACCCCTCAGTGACATCGTCCTCGCCTCCGGCATTCCCGGGAAGCTCAACCTGACCCAGTTCGCGCGCGACATGGTCGGCAAGAGCATGCCCGAGCATCAGGACGTGAACACCTTTGACGACCTCTTCAAGGCCGTCTTGGTTGGGATGGCGGGGCGCCTGTGCACCACGCTCGGCATCGCTCGCGACATTGGCGTGCTCGCAAGCGTGCCACCAGCGGATCCCACGGTCACCGGCTACGGTATCTGCATGAGTGCCGAGCCCGTGAAGTTTGCCGCGTAGTCAACTCATGTTGAGGATTTTTTTTGTAAAGATAAGCCGCAAATTATCCGACAATGCTGAGCCGTCTTTTTATGATGTTCCTACTAGTGTTGATTGTGGCAACATTAATTGCCCTTAACTATCATGCACCACCTCGACTGCGCGCACAGGGCGGCGGCCTTGCCCACCTAGTGCGGGATAATTGGACAGAAAATTACAACCATCCTCTACCTAGGGATAAAACAAACGACTACATTTCATACAACGGGTTGGCAGTGGTCGGTGCCTCCTCCGGCCCATAATGAGGCAGCCGGCGAGTTTTTTTGCTGTGTATCGCAAAAAAAGAAGTCCAAGTTCTGCGCCACTCGCCTTCCTTTTTATTGCAATTTGTGAAACTAACTTTCCACTGCTGCAACCCTGCAGCAGACTCCTTGAGCCAGTTCAGTTTCACGACGACGTGTCGTAATTCCACGACGACTCTTCGTCTTCACGAGTCCACGACTCGTCGTCTTCACGAGTCCACGACTCGTCGTCTTCACGAGTCCACGACTCGTCGGCGACAAACGCCTTGGCCCGGAGCATCGCGACCTTATCGGGCTTAACCTTCAGTTTGAGAAATTCCTCCGGTTGTTTCGCTCGGCACGTGTGGGCCTTGCGTTCTGCTCGCGCCGAGCGTGCCGAGCGAATTGCCGCCTCAATCGTCATCTTCTGTTGCTAAGCTGATACTGGTTTCAATTCCCACCATCTGTTTTTAGAGAAGATAAATGAGTTTTCTGTCTAGGATCTGTCGTCATTTGTTTAATAACGCCGGCCATCGTCAAAACTGGCAGCCCAGCGGCGCAACAAACTCGAAGGCATTTATGCAACCTCTTTATAAGGCAGCAGAGCGTCCGACAATGATAGACCGTATGTTTATCTTTCTGCTGTTCCTACTGGTGCTGGTTGTGGCAACATTAATTACCCTTAACAGCCACACGCCGCAAGCGGCGCTCGCGTTGCAAAAAATACCGTACGAGTTTGTGACCGGAGGGGTAAAAAATAAAACAAGCACCGCTAAGGCCGGCAGGGCGGCAAAAAATAAAACAAGCAACACTACTACTATGACCGGCGGAGACCCAAAAGACACAACCGATTTCGAAAATAGCCTACAAAATACTGTCATGAGCACCCGCTACGAAATACGAGTGCCGTTCGCAAATGCAGATTGGGCGGCAATCAGCTACCAGAACCAGCTATTATTTAAAATGTGGGTTGATGGTGAGGGTTCTGACAGTAAACGGTTACGGCGTAGTACCCCCTTTGAGGTCAGCAGCCGTACCGGATCCTTCATAGGTTGCTACAAATTTATGTCCACAAGAGATGTCGCCCAAATCTATAGTATTGAGTTCCCCAAACCACTACAGGCCTCAATAGACGAGAACATTGCCGAGTTTTCCAAAATTAACACTATATTCTCCCGGCCGGGTGCGATTATTTCTGGCGTCAGATCACTGCTTCAAGCGGCTGCGGCGAGTGTGAAAGTGTTGATTTACGACCAGTTTAGCAAGATGGCGGTAGACATGTGGGACAATGGCGCTGGAAACCACCTTGTGAGAAATATTCGGGAATGTTTGTCTCAGGCCGACAGGTGCACAAAATATGCAATTTCGGTACTTTCTGCTCAGATCCAGAAAAAGTTACACCTGGACTACCAAATTGTGTCAAAAGATATCCCCAAAATAGCAAATTTGTCGTTACAGCCGTTAATTGTCTCGTTTAATGAAGAAATCAATAGTGCAGTGTTCTTGGCAACCATAAAAGCAAAAGCATCACTGTTTGAAAGCAAGTACGCAGAACCGGATGGATCTGCAAAGAAACCGGTACTTGACGAAGCCGTGGCCGCAGCAATCACAGAAGCAGGCCCGGAAGCAATCAAGGCCGCAATTGCGGCAGCAGATACGGCAGCTGCAAGAAAGCTGGTACTTGAAAAAGCCGTGGCCGCAACAACCATGGCAGCAAATGCGGCAGCAATTAGGGCAGCAATAACGGCAGCAGGTACGAACAACAACAGCCGGGCTGCAGCAGCCACAGCAGCCACTGCGGCGGCCACGGCAGCCGCTGCGGCGGCCACGGCAAAAGCCGCTGCTGCTGAAGCGGCTGCTGTGGCCAAAACAACAAAGGATGATGAAGACCAAGAAAAGGCAGAGGTGGCGGACGCTTCGGCCGCAGACGCGGCAGCGGCAGCCGCCACGGCCGCCACGGTGGCAGCCACAAAACGGCAGACATTTGACGAAGCCTTAGACGCAGCAATCACGCCAAAAGCCGTGGCCGCAGCAGAAGCTGCAGCAGCGGCAGCCGCCGCGGATGCTACCGCGGTGGCTGCCATAAAGAACCAGATACTTGGTGAAGCCTTAGCCGCAAAAATCACGCCAAATGTAGCGGACAACATGGCAGCAATAATCAAAGCGGCGGCCGCTGCCGAGGCAGCAACCAAACCAGAGAATCAGGTAATTGGCGAAGCCGTGGATGCAGCTGTGAAGTCGTTGCAACTTGACAATATGAACATGCGCACGTTTGGATTGGCCATATCAAAAGCAATCGCGAAAGCAAATGCCGCAATAACAAACAAACAACTGGATGGAGAAATTTTGCGCCTGGTCACTGAAGCTGTAAAAGAAATAAAAAACAGATATACTGAGCCAGCAACTGGTTCGGCACTAACTGAAGAACAAAAGAACAAAGCCGCAGAAATAGAACGACAGATCTCTGTATCTTCAAATGCCATAAGAACCAAGTTTGAACAAGAGATTGCGCAAAAAGTCTCCGTATTAGCGAATGAGGCGACCATTAATGGGGCAACCGTTGATACGGCAACCGTTAATTTGGCAAAATCGCGAGTGTATGATAAACTCGTTGCAGCCGCCACGGTTAACAATGACATTGAAACCGCCACCCAAATAAATGCGGCTAATTTGGTAGCCGCGGGGTCGTCCATAGAATCAATAGACGCTGAATTTATTATGCATTTGGCAAAAGCGCAGGTGCTCACAAAAATAATTAACAGCACGACTGACGCCAACGCAGTGGATCGGTTCAAAGAAGCCATTAATGGTGAAATTTACGGCGCCGAGGCGAGAAAGCGGGTGCTCGACGAAGCAATTAACCGTAAGGCCAGCGCTTCTGCGGAATCTGCAAAGGCCCTCCAACGCAGACAAAAATCCCTCAACAGAAATGCTGCAATTACAAATGCAGAAATTGAAGAAAACGGTAAAACGGTCGAAGATTCCGTAAGGTTTACATTCGAACAAGAAAGGGTACGTGCAGTCAAAGCGGCCGAAAAAGAAGTCATGTGGCCGGCCCAATCAGAAATAATGGCAAAGGTTACTCCAGCTGTGACAGAAGCAAAAAAGGAAACACGTCGCAGGCAACGGGAATCTCAGCAGCAGGAAACTGCTATTAAAAAAGCAAACGATGACATCAAAGCCGTTATAGATGCGACCACTGCTTCTGTTAACAATGCGCGACCGCATGAGCCAACATTGCTGATTATGGATGGCACGGCGCCCCCTTATGACGAACAGAAATACTGGGCCCAGTACATAAAAGAGATTGCAACCCTCAAAACAAAAATTGAGGCAACTGGAGGGGTATTATCGTCTTTGGAGTTCAACTTAAGGTCTACCGCGCCTGGAAAAATTTTAACGGAAATAATTTCTCCCCTGCACGATGTTTATGTTCTACTAAACACACTGGTCAGCGCCCGTTCCAGCCTACCACTTAGTAGTGACACCCAGGACATCCTCAAAACAAAGTTAGAACCCTTAATACTCTCAACCTCAATGGTTTTTGTCGGAGCCCCCAAAGTAGAAACATTTATCCCTTTCAAACATCTTTTAGACGAGAAGGTGGCACTTAACGAAACTCCGTACAAACCAGAGGAGTGCCAAGACAAGGATATGAACAAAATACTACTACAGGTAAAAATGTGGATAAAAGAAAATCCGGCAACCGAGGGTGTTATTAAGTCAATGCCGCCTGAGGAAGAGGAGAATGCGCCCCGCGGGCCCCCCACAACAAAATCAGTAGTAGATGCAACAGCAAAAAAGGAAACAGATTTGGTACCTTTTGATTTTAAAATAAAGCCGCCGTCGCAAGCGGCGGCAACAGGTCCAACACCACAAGCGGCGGCAACAGGTCCAACACCACCGCCACAAGCGGCGGCAACAGGTCCAACACCACCGCCACAAGCGGCGGCAAAAGGTCCAACACCACCGCCACAAGCGGCGGCAAAAGGTCCCCCACCGCCACCGCCACCGAGTGGTCCAAAAAAGGCTCAGACTTTAGAAAGCATGTTAATGAAAGAAAGGGTCAAAGCAGTTAGTGCCGCCGCAAAAGCAGACACCAAAGCCAAAGATGAAGCAAAACTCTTAGCTAGCATTCCAAAGTGCAGTTGTGGAAAACCATATGAACAGGGGAAATTAAATAAATACTGTGAAAAACATTGTTCGCCCGCTGAGACGCCCGCTGCAACGCCCGCTGCAACGCCCGCTGAGACGCCCGCTGCAACGCCCGCTGCAACGCCCGCTGCAACGCCCGCTGCAACGCCCGCTGCAACGCCCGCTGCAACGAGTGCTTCAGCAGTTGTGCCGCCAACAACGCCCGCTGCAACGCCCGCTGCAACGCCCGCTGCAACGCCCGCTGCAACGCCCGCTGCAACAAGTGCTTCAGCAGTTGTGCCGCCAACAACCACCATTGTTGAGCCCACACCCGCCGTTGTTGAGCCTACACCCGCGATTGTTGAGCCCACACCCACGAATGTTGCGCCCACACCCACGAATGTTGCGCCCACACCCACGAATGTTGCGCCCACACCCACGAATGTTGCGCCTACACCCGCGATTGTTGCGCCCACACCTGCGCCAGCGTTTGGTGGTGTGGGCCCAATAACTTCTAAGGCAGAACGCCCGGTCCCTATTGCGAGGCTCACTAGCTTCAAAAAATCTAATTTGGGCGAAAAAATATTATACATCAACGAGGGCCAGCCACTTACATTGCCCATGAGCGACCCAGACTTTGACACTGCAAAACACTACCTGCTAACTGTTGACAGTCTTGATAAAGACTTGACCCCTTTAATTAACGAAATAAGTGCTCGGTTAGGGATAAAATTAATCTTACCACCAAACCTTTCCCGTTCGAGTGCAAAAAAAGCCACAGGTCAGCTCTGGTCTTTAGAAAATGGGGGCGTGGGAAACCCACTAATCAAAAAAAGCATGTGACTTACCACCCGTCAACATGCAGATGCCATTTTTTTGAGTGCCTAGTAGTTTCAGCTCATTTTTTCCCCGGCACCTTGTATACACGCCCGGCCGAGAATGGTGACGGCCTCCGCAAAGAAGGGCCAGGACAACAACAATGCCAAACCATTCATCTACCTGGACAACAATGCAACCACCTTAATGCCGGGAAAAGTCGTTGATGCTCTCAGTGCGTGGTGCAACCGGGGCAACCCATCGTCTGAGTACGCAAGCGCGCGTGAGGCGCGTCGGATGATGGAGGCCTTCCGGCAACAAATTGCCGTCGAATGCGGATTTGAGCTCAATGGGCCGAACGCGTACACAGTTGTTTTTACAAGCGGCGCTTCGGAGAGCAACTGCCACATTATCACAAGCGCCGTCCGGAGTTACGCCGCAAAAACGGGGCGCCTCCCGCACGTCATCACGAGCGCCGTCGAGCACAAGTCGTTGCTTGCTTGTTGCCGGGCTCTTGCCCTGGAGCGACTCTGCCAGCTCACTGTCCTCCCGGTCGGGCGGGCAGGGCCCGGCCTCGGCGCCGTCGACCCCGCCGACGTGGCCGCCTCGCTGCGGCCCAACACATGCCTTGTTTCAATAATGGCGGCCAACAATGAGTCGGGGGTCCTCAACAACCTGCGCGAGATGTCGAAAGCCGTGCGGAAGGCCCGCGTCCCTTTCCACACTGATGCCGTCCAGCTCTTCGGCAAGTCAGCCGTCCGACCCACGGCTCTCGGGGTTGATGCATTCAGCGCCTCATTCCATAAACTCGGAGGACCGCCCGGCGTCGGGCTCCTTGTCTTGCGGCGCGCGCTCGTCGAAGGGTACCAACTCTGCCCGCACATTTATGGCAGTCAGAATGGCGGCCTGCGTGGCGGCACCGAGAATCTGCCTGGAATCGGCGCAAGTTTTGCGGCATTTCGCATTGCCATGACGGATCGCGCTGAAAAGTCGGCCCGCGTCCGGGACAAGCGGGACGCCCTCAAGACGTTGCTTGCCGCCCATCTCCCCTGTTTCTACCTTGAGGCCCACCCGGCTGACCGGCCACCAAGCATCGATGGCGGGATTACTCCACCGGGGCCTGCGCCCCACAGCGGGACGGCGGACGCCCGCCGCACCATCGCGCTCGCTGAAAAAGCCGGGACGCCGGCCATTTTCTGGATTGCACCCGCCGACGAGCGCCGCGTCCTACCAAACACACTGCTGCTTGCAGTGCGCCGGCCCGGCTTCTGCAACAGGGCCGCGCGGGCCGCCCTCGAAAGTCGCGGGATTATTGTTAGCCTTGGTTCCGCTTGCAACAGCGCCGACGCGGCCCATGGTGACTCCAGCGGCGTTGTTGTTGCAATGGGCGTCCCGGCAGCCCTTCAGGGTGGCGTCTTGCGCATCAGCCTCTCTGACGACACGACTTCTGACGAAATTAAAACATTTGTCACCCAGTTTGTCGCGGTTGTCACCTCCGTTGCATGCCTCTCGGCCGACCACCTGGTTTTGTAGCGAGCGGCACGGCTTGCCAAAAAAATGGGGCATGTGGTGGCACGCGCATGCTGCGCCCACTTACAGAGCCCCAGCGGCGGCCGCCGCCTCGGCCTTTTCTGCGGCGACAATCGGCTCAAGCAGGGCCGTCTCAGCATTGAGGTCCTTGGCCTTCTGGGCCGCCTCGATGGCGCGCCTCTTTGCTAGCTCGGCCTGCTTCTTCTTGCGGTTGAGGTCAAACTCGTGCTTTTTGCGCTCAACCTCGGACTTTTTTGTCTCGTCGAGCGAGGCCGCCTTCTTGATTTTTTCTTCCGCGAGGTGCTCATGGTAAAGATCGAGCTTCTTGTCGATTTGGCCGGTCACTAGGTTGATCTGGTCAGAGGTGCGACCCTCATCCGCCATCAACACATGAACGACGGCCTTCACATGGTCAGCGTTCATTGTGCGGACGCCCATGACGCGTTGGACAATGATTCGCGCGAGCGTCGCCTGGCGGGCAATCCCTTGGGCGACGAGCTCGGAAAGGTACTCGCGCACGCGGTTGCTTACCCGCATGCTCTTGTAGGGGTCGTCCTTCTTTACCGTCTTAAGGGCGTTCTCCACGTAGGTATAAAACGTCGTCTTTGTGGGGGGGTCGTTGTCGTCCTCGACGTCGTCCTCAGTGGTGGGTGTCTTAGGGTTTTTGACCCCCTTGGCGGTCTTCTCGTCGGCGGCCTTCTTGGCCTCACGGACCTCCTTGGCCACCCGGTTTGTTGCTGCGCGCTCCTTTTTCAGCTCCTCTTCGTGGTCTTGATTGTACTTGGCCCAAATTTCGCACTTGCTGAACAGCGGGTAGTAAATAAGCGAGGACGGCGACCCGTCGTGGAGGTGGGTGGTGTCAACAATTTTTCGGTCGCTGGCAATTGCCAAGTCCATGCCGTGGCGAAGGATTTCTTTCACGGCGCCATCCCAGATGACGGCAGCGGCGATGGGGGTCTCGCCGCTAATCCGGACGAGGCTCTTTGACTTTTCGCCGATCTGGACCTTGAGGTCCCCCAGGTCCAGCCCATCCGCCTTGGCCTTCTTTAGAGTCGTCCGGAGGCTCTTGATTTCCTCCTCGATGGAGTCGTCACCCAAGTTCTGCTTTAGGTGGGTGGCGCATCGGGCCTGCGAGACGTCGACGCCGAGAATGTGCGCCAGCTGGACGCGAGTTCTTTTGTTGGTGTCGGTGTTGTCTGGGGGGGCGGATTCTCCAATGTTGTTGGGGGCCGGGATGGCGGAGGGCTCAACGGCGGCGGGCTCAACGGCGGCGGGCTCAACGGCGGCGGGCTCTACGGCGGCGGGCTCTACGGCGGCGGGCTCAGCGGCGGCGGGCTCAGCGGCGGCGGTGGGCGTATCAAACATAGTGAAGTTGCGGAAGTTACAGGGGTCTGCAGCTGATAGACCCTGGTTTTCTTCCTTTAATACGCTGGCCATCAGGGGAGGATTGGCACCCTTCTCGCGGGCCAAGCCTGGCGCCATCTATAAAAGATTGAGAGGCTGAAAATAACTCCTGATACTGTCTGCTCAACAGAGCGCCACAAAATAAGGTCCTGCCGAACAGGGCGGCCTTATTTGCCCCCAATTGCGTCGGAAGCAACCTCGTCGGCCAGAGAGTCAATCAGTGCATCCATGTCAGAGTTGAGGGAGGCCCCCTTTTCGTCTTGATGGGCAAGTGCGCTCGGCGCTGAGTTGGCTAAATATTCAGGCAACGAGTCCTGGGCCGCAGGCGGCTGTTGGTGTCGTGGCGGCATATAACGTGCTGTGGATGGACCATGTTGCGGCGTCTGCTGCAGCACTTGCTGCGGCGCCTGCTGCGGCGCCTGCTGCGGCGCCTGCTGCGGCGCCTGCTGCGGCGCCTGCGGCGGCGCCTGCTGCGGCGCCTGCTGCGGCGTCGAAGCCGAGTTTGTGCCGGCCATGCGGGCCTGACGCCTTACCGCGCGCAGACGGTTTAGTTCCTCAAGGTTAACCTCTTCAGGGCCGCTGCCCGGTGGAGGGTCGCCCGGGCTACCCCCCGTGATTAGCTTTTTCTTGTCTCCTCGGCGGGTGAGGTACATGAAGAGCACAACAATCACAATGAGAAGGAGAATGACAGCAACAATTATAGCAAACTTGTGCTCTCGAAAGAAGCTGCTTTTTTGTGGAACGGCAATGCTGCCGCCTCCGTCTTGACTTGCAGAGTGGGTGGGGCCTGATGCGGGCGGTGGCAAGGCCAAATCAGGGTCTGTAATTTGGGGCAACACGGGGTGCCACTGGGCGTCTTGTATAATCGCCATATTGTCACGCGCGCTGTTGTCAAGCCGTAGTCTCTGAGGCTTTGCTCAAATGGGAGATCTCAGAAACCTCTATATACTTGGCCCACTGAGACAAGCTGGTATGCGCGATAACCTGTTGCTCTCTAACTCGCTGGGTATTTGCCATCTCAAATCAAAAAAAACGCACAAACTAACTTATGCAGGTGCTGAAGCCGGTGCTGACGCTGATGAAGACGCCGACGCTGATACTGTCGCCGACACTGACGCCGACGCTGCTGACGCCGACGCTGCTGACGCCGACGCCGTTGTTGACGCCATCATTGAAAACTCATTTCTAGAATCTTTGGCTGCCTGGAAAAACTCGTCTGAGGCCTACTTGGCCGCTGTCCGGGTCTACATGGATGAAACTGGCGACTCCGGGTTGCAAATCGTGGGCATACAGTGGTCCGTGGCTCAGCGCGCACTGGAGAGCGCTGAAGAATTATTCCGTAATATTGTTATTGATGGCGGGAGGGTCGCAGAGTTGATGGCAACTGGCGACGCCATAGAATGCACCGTACGTCTGATTGACACCGCGGCCGACATCGCGCTGAATCCCAACGTCCAGGCATCTGTCCTTGTTGGCATGAGCCGCACTTACTCTGAAAACTTGAACAGGTTCAGGAATAACATTCTTGAGGCCGAGGTCGCCGTAAAGGCCCAGCACAGTGAGGCGATTGCCAGCGCAAGCCGCGCTGGCGCCCATGCCGGCGCGCGCCTCACTGTCGAGGCAATTACGTCGGTCTACAACGAGAAGCCAAATAGGGGTGGGCTTGCGACTGTGCTCTATGTGAGTACGCTCCTCTATTTGGCCAGTATTCCAGCAAGTGGGCCGGCCGCATTACGACAGCTGGAGGCAGCAAAAGACTTAGCATTCGGAATTGCGCCGGATAGCCCGGCAGCCGCCGCTGCCGACACGGCCGCGCTTGCCGAGTACCACCCTCTCCAGACAATGACCTATACACCGGTGGCCTTCGGCCCCCCCCATGAACCCGATGGCAACATGACTGATCTTGGCCTGCCACAGGCTCGGCTTGCCGTGACATATGACCTCACCCCCCTCATCGACCGCAAGCGGGCGCTTGCCCACGGCCCCCTTGCAAACACAATAACGGGCCTCAACTTTCGGCTCATCGAGCGGCTGCGGACAATCCATGTCGAGCCCTACCTACAGCAGGCCAGCAGCTGTCAAGCCAACATTTTGGTGGGGCCCCGTGTTGGCACCATGACTGGCCCCCTGTTGGTCACGACCAACGGTCTGAAAGCGCGCACGGTTGCCCCCCCACCCGGCGGCGGGCCCTGGGCGCCCTTTGCTGGCAGTTGCCCTCGCGTGGCTGCTCGTACTGACGCCGAGGCCACCATGATTCTCGCCGCAATCTGTAAGGACCACGCCAGTGGCTGGGGGCTAGACATGAGTGTGCAGTATGGGGTCGCGGTCAAGCGCAAGAATATTCCAGACGGCAACTGCAGTGAAGCCGTGCTCCTGGCGGCGCTCACCTCAGAGTTCGAAAAGAGTTATGATGAAAACCCGCCTAAAAACCCGCATGACTTTCGAAACCTTGTTGTGCCTGAACCGCTCGCCCTGAACAACTACCTCACCGCTGCGATATCCCGTGTCAGTTTCGACACGCTTGACGAGCAGCTGCACGCGCTACACACTAGAAGCACCAGGGCGCGAGTCTCCCACGCGGTCACCGTACGCGAAACACGGATTACTCAGGCAATTCACACTGTTAACGCCGTGCGCGAGCTGCGGAAACGTTTCAAGTCATTCAAGGAGGCTTACTGTCCTGACCTTGAGGCGTTCACGGCCCCCGCCGACAAAAAAAAGGCTGTTGTCTTAAAGGCGTTCCATCGCATAGCCATCGACGCGGTCCGCACCAGCCCGCTCGAATGCAACCCGCCAACCCTCAAATGGTTCGCCATTGTGGCGTCCTGATGCCGGGCAGATTATATTTTGCAAGGCCCCGTGTTAGAGAAATATTGCCCGCGTAATATTAGCGACCCATCCCCGCTCGCGTAAAATGTCAACGGCTAAAAAGCCCGCCACCGCCGATTCCAAGGCCGCCACGCTCGCCCTAAAGCGCCGGGGGCCAGGGCGCCCCCCCAGCAAGCCCCCGGCCCCACCTCTTGAAAAAAAGGGCATTGTTGACTCACCAAAAGACAGCAACAATCGGCTGGAGTTCGTATTCGGCGACCCCAGCGTGTTCAAGTCCCTCTTCACTTATTTTAAGAACATCAAGGCCCGCGATATCCACCTCCGGTGCTCGCCCACCGGCCTCACGTTCTTTGCGCGGGACCACTCAAAGACTTCGCGCATCGTGGCCGTTGTTGCGGGTGAGCATGTGAACTGGCACTACTGTGAGGGCGAGTTCTGGCTCGGGATCAACCGCGACCACGTCGAAAAAATGTTCGCCTCGATCGACAAAACGTTCTTTAAGACCACAATTATCCAAACCCAAGACGACACCAACAGCCTCACCTTTATCTTTAAGGATGCCGAGATTGACAAGGAGTGTAACTACAAGGTCACCCTTTCGGCCTATGCCCCCGACGAAGACCTCTATGAGGCTGAACACACTCTCACGGCCGAGGGCCTTACCGCGAACTTCCCCATCGAATTCACTCTCACCGCGAAGCAGTTTAAGAAGTCAATCAGCGACGCGAGCAACTACAGCGACACCGTGACGTTCGAAAAGCTCGGCGCCCACCCCCTCCAGCTCACGTACAACAAATCGAACATGATGTATAACGAGGTTTACCGTTCCGCCGACAAAATCCACCTGCGGTCGGCGGTCTCTGACGCGGCGACATTCAGGTGCACCGTGAAGATTGCCAACGTCAAATCTCTCGCAAGTTCAATGGTCACGGATGACGTGCGCGTCCTGTGCCGCGAGGAGGGCGATATACTCTTTCGGTCGGCCATCGACGCCAAGGCCCTAGTTGTCAGCACGATGACAAAACTAGCTTAGGATCGGCCGGTTGCCTTTTTGTGTCGCCGGCCGGGCGGCCCGGCAAACTGCACGGGTATTTGAATTGGGCGATTCAGCATTATACCCGCCCACAAATCGAGCCAGGGCAGCCATGGACTTCCGACAGCCCGACCTTGGCGCACTATTTGCGCTACTTACTGGGCCCGCCGCGCTCGAGCCTTCCGAAGAAAACTTCGAAGTCAATGACCTTGGGGCCGAAAGCGGCGGCGATGAAGAAAACAGCACTGGCGACGAAGGCGACCTCGACGCCGCGCCCAGGGCCGCAATGGCCCCCAACGAGGTGGCCCCCGGACCCAACGCCGACATTCCGCCGCTTGCGGGGGTCCGGATGGTGCGCCCCGTATTTACCACGCCGCCACTTCTCACTGACTGCAGCCTTGACCGGGAGCTCAACTTGAGTGATGACCCGCAGGAGGCCATCGCCAATAACGACTACTTCCGCGACGGCGACGCCGTTGACGGCCCCACGTCGGGCCTGTGGACCATCGACCAGTTGGCCTTGGCCCTGCCAAGGCCGTACAAGTATTTCTCCGAAATGACGCTGGCGCCGCGCCACTGGCCGTCGGCTATCCCGGTTAGGCAAGAAGAGTACACCAACCGGTTCAAGGCCGAGTTCCCCGAAGTCGCCGCGATTCTGCCAATTGAGAACGTCTACGTTGCGGGCGGCGCGGCCGCCTGGCCGCTCGGCGAATCCTCCGTGAAGGTTGGCGACGTCGACTTCTTCATTGCGGGCATTGATCCTGCCGACCGCGTGGCTCTCTGGAAAAAAGTTTCCGAGGTTGTGCGCAAACTCCGCCGCGCATTTGTCAACAGCATCTCCAACACCACCGCCCGACACATGATTATCAATGCTCAGGTCCTTTCGCCCGGCGTCGTCACCATCAAGGTGCGCGTCATCAACTATGAGAGTCGCAACTACTCGAAAGAGGCCCCCCGCAAGTTTCAAATTATTCTGCGGGCGTTTCCGAGCGTCAGCCGCATTCTCTACGGCTTCGATGTGCCTGCCTGCAGCGTTGCTTACGACGGCTGCCGCACTTATTTGACCTACCTCGCGGCCTTCACCCACGCCTTTCGTGTTATCATCGTCTGGCCGTCGTACAGCAGCCCTACGTACAGTAGCCGGATCATCAAGTACTTCAACCGCGGGTTTGCACTTGCGCTCCCCCACCTGCAACGTGGGACCCTTGTGAAGAACGTTCCGCTTAAGCTCCCTGACCTTGTTCTGCTACCCACGGTCGTGCGCGGCCGGTTTGCCGTCGGCACCGTCGCGCTGCCCGACGGAATGTCCGCGGCCGATTCGGATTACGGATCCGATTGCATGAATGAAATTAGCTGGACCGGTGACCCCGCCGTCTGGGCCCCGGGGCAGGTCAACCTTCGTCAGCTTATGGGCAGCCGCCGCTTCGCCGTCATGAGCCTCACCAAGGATGAGTACCGCCAAGGGCGGCGGAGCCGTCGCGTGCTGGACTTGAATAACAAAGGACTCCCCTTTGCCAAGTTTGGGACGAAAGAGCCTGAGTTCAGCGACATCCTGCCCCGGGCGCTCTTCAACCAAGTGCTTGACATTTCTGCAGCTGCGACCGTCCCGCGGCAGAGGGGCCTCGTTAATATCAAGACGCTCCGCACGGTCTTCCGAATGAGCGACTCCGAAATTTCGCGCTTCACGGTGGCGGTCAGCGAAGCAAGCTCTCGCAACCCCAGTCACCGCCTCGACATGTCACCGGCTCTTGCCAAATTCCGCGCCGCCGTCGAAGCAACCTATGAGGCTACCCCCGCCCACATCGGTTGGTGGATCGTCACCAACCCGAGTCGCCAGGGCACTGTCAGCCTCAATCCCACGCCTAAGTCGCCCGCCGACTGGTACGGCCCGGCCTACGCCGCGGAAGTGCGGCATCCAACGTCCGAAGAGCTCATCGAGGCGCTCCTCGCGACGCTTGAGGGGCGCCAGGGCATTGACGACGACCGCCCTGTGTTTGACGGCATGTGCCCCCTCTGCCGTGAACCCCTTGCCCGCGGAGTCGCCAACAGCATCATCCTTCCTTGCGGCCACATCTACCACTGGAGCGAGACAGAAGAGGGGTGTGTCGGGTTCTACAGCTGGTCCGTCAACCACCAAAATTGCCCAACCTGCCGCCGCACCTTTTCGAAAGAAACTCGCACGGCCGCCCCCCGGGAACCGGCCGCTATTCCCGTCAACATTGAATGGTGAGTGTTGCGCATTGTTTTTTGATAAAAAAGACAGTTTGTGATTTAGCTGCCGCCTCGGAAACGGAGGTTGCAGTTCAGGCAAAGGCAGAGGTAATTGGGCGCCTCGTCCAATGAACGCTGCTGGACTTCCTGGTATGTGCAGCGCCTGACCTTGCAGAAAGGGCAAGCAAAGACAATCGACTCAGCCATTTGGACTTTCTGGTTGGTGCGCTTGTTGATTTCGGCGCGCTCGGTGGCAGTCGCCTGCGGGCAGAGCTCCTTTGACGACATATCGCCCAGCGCGGCCGGCGAAAGCTTGCCATCAAAGATTTGAGGCACTAGGGTCGCGCCGTATGTGCGGCACGCGCTTGAGCTGGGGTCGAGCAGGCCGTTGATTGTTCCGCACCGAGTGCCGTAGATGTCGACAAACGCCGGTGAGTCCCACTGCCGGCGCGGCGGGTCTTCTGATTCTTTGCTCGTGCGCACCGCCGCGTTGTAGCACGATACTTCAATGTCGCGCGCCACCTCGAATACAAGCTTGCGGTCCTGCGCGTAGCTCTCGTGCGCGCCCATCAACGTCCGCACAAACATGCGGCGCATCGTGTCTCGTGGATCGGGCGGCGGCCTATCCAAGAGGCTGGCCTCCACTAGGGCGTCAGCCGACAAGCCCCCCTGCAGATACATGAGGCCCAAGACGTCGTCAGGGTATGGGCCCACTTGAACCTTGAGCGCCGAGTTTACCGCCCGCACGGCCGCCGTGTAGTGATTTCGATGCGATATTTTTGGCTGCGCCCTTGCAGCCCGCACTGAACTGTTGTACGCCGCGCGCTCTAACTGCGTCACCGCCGACTTATACTGGCCGTCGCTGTATTTGGGTGGCGCCCACGAGTCTTCGACAATTTTTGTGAGCGCCGTGATCATGTTTGTCTGCACCCCCGACCGGAGGGTCGTAAAGTCTGTCTCTGCGCCTGTTGATTGCATGGCGATTTGACGCCGCTGAGGCCGCTTAACGGCTGCCAAGCTACCCTTATACATAGGGTAAGCAACTCTTCAGATTAGCGGTGGCTATCCACAAAAAAGACAGTTTATATGTGCCCGGCCTGGCCATGTTCCCGACAGGCTCATGTGCCAATTGTGGTGACTTCTGTTGGTGGCTGCGGCGGGGTCGGCGGCGCCGCAAGGTTAATGAGTATAGAGATCTGTTCACGCATCGCCACAACCATTTTGTGGACTTCACCGACTTCTTTTGTGACCATTGCGTTCTGAATCTTGACCATTGACATCATCTTATTGATGTTTTCGACCTGGCACTGGGTCGTTTTCATGTCCACCCCCAGGTCAAATAACATGTCACGAGTTGAGACAGTTGCGTCGTCAATACCGGCAACTGTGTCTTCCAGGCCCCGCACTGCCTCAAGGAGTTCCTCAAATGGGGTGCCATTGCTGTGCACAGGGTGCTGCGACCTGGACCCCTCGCTGGATGAACAGAAATCGTCTACGTCGCTGTGGTTAGTGTCGGCCGCTGGGGGGCCTTGGGCGGCAAACAGCTCATCGATTTCAGCCGGGGACAGCTCATCGGCCACAACGTTGGGCTGACTTCTGCAGACTTGCAACACCATTTAATTGTGCAAAGTGCAGTATGAATTGCGCCGGCGTTCTTCAAATATATCATTGTCGGCGAGTTTGCACTGTCCTCGGGGTTGCCGCGCCACTGCTAGAGTGAAAACGAATTGAAATGTCAAAAAAATGGTATATTACGTTATGGACATCGCCCTTGCTGGGGTTTCAAAAAGATGGCAAGACTTGATGGACTTGGAGGCTCTGGAACTAATTCTCGCCGCGGGAGACATTGTGCCCCCCGCCCCCTTAGTTTTCGAAGCGCTTCGGTACGGAAACCCTTCCGACATAAATACGGTGATTATTTGCCAGGGGGCGATCCCCAACCCGTCTGAGTCTTTGTTTGGCAGCCTTGCTTGGGGCGGCGAGGCAACGGCCCCCTCAGGCGACCCCCGCCCGTGGGCCGTCCAAGGGGTTTTAAAGTTCAATGACTCCCTTATGGTCCGTAGAGAGGCGGGCCTCCATGACGTTGCTGAATGGAGGCCCTTTATCGTGGACCTTCTCCGCCGTTTTTGTATTGAACGCGCCGAGGCCGGCGCGCGCATCCACTTTCTCCTCTGGGGTCCAGGCGCGCGCGTTTACGCCCCGCTCGCTCGCCACCACAACCATGCGGCCCGCGAGTGGGCCCACCCCCTGGTCGAGAATGGGGCCTGCCCCCACTTTGAAGAAGTCAACGCCGCGCTGGCCGCCTCAGGGCGGCCGCCCATCGTGTGGGACAGCCTGGCACCCGTGATTGCCTTCAGCGATGGCGCGTGCTCCCGCAATGGTAAACCGGGCGCCCGCGCTGCATTCGCCGCACTAATCACCGGTGCCCAGTTCGGCGCCACTGTCATCCGTGGTGAGGTGAGCCCGACCGAGTACGCCTTCATCGACGAGAGAGATCCTGAACGTGGGATATGCACGTTGCAAAGGGCCGCCATCCCCAGCAATAACCGTGGCGAGCTTCTCGGCATCATATACGCATTCCTGGCTCTTTTGCGCGGCCGCGCCCTCGGCGCTGTCGAGGTCGTCAGCGACAGCAAAATCTCTATCAATACTCTTGAGGTTTGGCTCCCCGCCCGTCTTAAGAATAAGACATCGCAAGGCCTTAAAAACTACGACCTTGTCATGATTGCCTGGCGCCTCCTCGGGATGCTCCGCCTGCAGGCCGCAACCGTTACTCTCACGCACACCCGCAGCCACCAAAAGCCCCCCCTTTCTACTGCGCCCAGCCGCGAACGGCTCATCTGGAAAGGGAATGATGCGGTTGACCAGCACGCTGGAGTGCCACTCACAACACCGGTTGCTGCCCACACCATTGAGGTGCTGTCCGCCCTCGCCATCTTACAAGGATTTGCCCATCCTAGTGATTCCCCCGAGAGATGATGATTATAAGCTTAATTTAACTGAAAAAAATATATTTGAGACACACATCCTCCGTTTAGACTTTTTTTAGGCCCCTCGTTATAGGCGGCGTTCTAGAACTGTTATGAGCCAGAACCCGGGCATTGAGAGGGCAATTTATGTTGAGGCCTTTCAACAGCAGCGGGCCCACCATTATGTCGCAACCCGAGGCGATACGATTCACCGAATCCCCGTCTCTCCAGAAGAGCTTTGGAATGATGTCAGCTCTGTCCCATCGATACCCCCCGCGGCGCTCCTCAATGACCTTCAAACTTTCGGGGTCGTGATGCTTCGCAAAAATATTATTCTTAGCGGTGTGCCGGGGGCCAGCCACAAATTCTGCAGCTCAAACCCTTTGGCCCCCATACAAAGAGTCATCCCAGCAACCTTTGGCGACACGTCGCCGGGTGCTGGGTCAGTGGCTCCGATTCTGGCCGCGGCGCCAACCAGCGCCACCGGATATACTCCGGCAGTTGTAGACGCTAATGGCGTCATTCATCTACAACTGCCCGCTGTGTGGGCCGTTGATGGCCTCAACCATATTGTTGAGTTCCCTTATGGCGTTCCGTCCTACATGGCCCCCCCCTTCTTGCTGACCTACTTTGAGTATATAGGGGCTGTTGGGGGGGGGGGCGGGGCGATTGGGCCCACCGGCGCGTCTGGACCCACTGGTGCTTCCGGGCCTACCGGCGCGTCCGGACTCACAGGCCTCACCGGCCCCTCCGGCGCGTCTGGGTCTACTGGTGCTTCCGGGCCCACTGGCGCGTCCGGACTCACAGGCCTCACCGGTCTCACTGGTCTCACCGGCGCGTCTGGAGCCACTGGCGCTTCCGGGCCCACTGGCGCGTCCGGCCTTACAGGTCTCACTGGCGATACTGGAGACATTGGCGCGTCTGGAGCCACTGGTGCTTCCGGGCCCACTGGCGCGTCCGGCCTTACAGGCCTCACCGGTGATACCGGAGACATTGGCGCGTCTGGAGCCACTGGTGCTTCTGGGCCCACTGGCGCTTCGGGCCTTACCGGGCCCACCGGCGCGTCTGGGCCCACTGGTGCTTCTGGGCCCACCGGCGCGTCTGGGCCCACTGGCGCGTCTGGGCTTACCGGCGCACTAGGATCTACCGGTGCTTCTGGAGCCACCGGCGCGTCTGGGCCCACTGGCGCGTCTGGGCTTACCGGCGCACTAGGACCAACTGGTGCTTCTGGAGCCACCGGCGCGTCTGGGCCCACTGGCGCGTCTGGGCTTACTGGCCTCACTGGCACAACTGGATCTACCGGTGCTTCTGGAGCCACCGGTGCGTCTGGGCCCACCGGCGCTTCTGGTCTTGCTGGTGAATTAGGACCCACTGGTGCTTCTGGGCCCACCGGTGCATCTGGGCCCACCGGCGCTTCTGGTCTTGCTGGCGCACTAGGACCCACTGGTGCTTCTGGCCTCACCGGTGCATCTGGGCCCACCGGTGCGTCTGGTCTTGCTGGTGAATTAGGACCCACTGGTGCTTCTGGGCCCATTGGCGTTACAGGACCCACTGGCGCGTCTGGATTCACTGGCCTCACCGGCGATATAGGATCTACTGGACCCACCGGCGCGTCTGGGCCCACCGGCGATATAGGATCTACTGGCCCTTCTGGACCCCCCGGCGCTTCTGGACCCACCGGTGCCACTGGCGCTTCTGGACCAGTTGGTCTTTCTGGCCCCACCGGCGCGTCTGGACCCACCGGCGCTTCTGGACTCACCGGCGCTTCTGGGCCCACCGGCGCTTCTGGACTCACCGGCGACACTGGCCCCACCGGCGCTTCTGGCCTTACTGGTGTTACAGGAGCCACCGGCGCTACTGGATTCACTGGTCTCACCGGCGATATAGGTTCTACAGGCGCTTCTGGAGCCACCGGCGCTTCTGGCCTCACCGGCGATACAGGCCCCACCGGCGCTTCCGGCTTCACCGGTGCTTCTGGACCCACCGGCGCTTCTGGCCTTACTGGCGATTCTGGATCCACTGGTGCTACTGGCGCTTCTGGGCCTATTGGCCTCTCCGGCGCTTCTGGACCTACCGGCGCTTCTGGACTCACCGGAGACACTGGCCCCACCGGCGATATAGGATCCACCGGTGCTACTGGAGTTACAGGACCCACTGGCGCTTCTGGCCTCACCGGCGATACAGGACCCACTGGCGCTTCTGGTCTCACTGGTGCTTCTGGACCCACCGGCGCTTCTGGCCTCACTGGCGCATTAGGGCCCACCGGCGCTTCTGGTTTTACCGGCGCTTCTGGACTCACCGGCGCGTCTGGACCCACCGGCGCTTCTGGACTCACCGGCGACACTGGGCCCACCGGCGCTTCTGGCCTCACCGGCGAGTCTGGCCCCACCGGCGCTTCTGGCCTCACTGGCGTTACAGGAGCCACCGGCGCTTCTGGACCCACGGGCGCTTCTGGCCTCACCGGCGAGTCTGGCCCCACCGGGGCTTCTGGCCTCACCGGCGAGTCTGGCTCCACCGGCGCTTCTGGGCCCACTGGAGCGTCTGGCCTCACTGGTGCTACTGGAGCGTCTGGCCTCACCGGTGATATAGGAGCCACCGGCGCTTCTGGACCTATTGGCGTTACAGGACCCACTGGTGCTTCTGGATTCACTGGCCTCACTGGTGATATAGGAGCCACCGGTGCTTCTGGACCTATTGGCCTTACCGGCGCTTCTGGGCCCACCGGCGCTTCTGGCCTCACTGGCGCTTCTGGACCCACTGGTGCTTCTGGACCCACTGGCGCTTCTGGACCCATCGGCGCTTCTGGACTCACCGGCGACACTGGTGCGACTGGACCCACTGGCATTACAGGCCCCACCGGCGCTTCTGGACTCACCGGCGCTTCTGGCATTACAGGACCCACTGGCGATATAGGTTCTACTGGCGCTTCTGGACCCACCGGCGCTTCTGGCCTCACCGGCGAGTCTGGCCCCACCGGCGCTTCTGGGTCCACCGGCGCTTCTGGCCTCACCGGCGAGTCTGGCCCCACCGGCGCTTCTGGGCCTATTGGCCCCACCGGCGCTTCTGGACCCACCGGCGCTTCTGGACTCACCGGCGACACTGGCCCCACCGGTGCAACTGGCCCCACCGGTGCAACTGGCGCTTCTGGGCCTATTGGCGTTACAGGACCCACTGGTGCTTCTGGCCTCACCGGTGATACAGGAGCCACCGGCGCTTCTGGGCCTATTGGTCTCACTGGTGCTTCTGGTCCCACCGGCGCGTCTGGTCTTACTGGTGATGTAGGAGCCACCGGCGCTTCTGGGCCTATTGGACTTACTGGTGCTTCTGGTCCCACCGGCGCGTCTGGACTCACTGGTGATGTAGGAGCCACCGGCGCGTCTGGTCTTACTGGTGCTTCTGGGCCCACCGGCGCTTCTGGCCTCACTGGCGAATTAGGACCCACCGGCGCTTCTGGCCTCACTGGCGAAACAGGAGCCACCGGCGCTACTGGATTCACTGGACTTACCGGTAATATAGGGGACACCGGCGAAACAGGAGCCACCGGCCCCACCGGCGCGTCTGGCCTTACAGGTGCTTCTGGTCCCACTGGTGCAACTGGCGATTCTGGGCCTATTGGCGTTACAGGACCTTCTGGGCCTATTGGCGTTACAGGACCTACCGGCGGTATAGGAGCCACCGGTGCTACTGGAGTGTCATTTATTGGCGCTACAGGACCTACAGGACCTATTGGCCCTAGTGGCGGTCCCACCGGGTCTACGGGTGCCACCGGCATTCCTGGGAGCGGTTCGACCGTAATAATATTAAATACGGTATCTACCACAGCGCATAGATTACTGTTTACTAGCGTCTCGACGGGCACAACCACAACAACTCTAAATACACACGCAACCGGCCTAAGATTTAATCCTGATACTCTGGCCCTTACTAACCCTGGTGGTACCATTTCAACACCAACCTTTATTGGTGCACTGACCGGAAATGCGACATCATCGTCACAAGCTGTGACCGTCAGTAACACCACTTCGACTACTGCGCAGTTTTTGACATGGACAGGTGCAGCGGGGGGTGCCGGTACTGCTGCCTTACAGACGTCAACGCCACTTACATATACCCCTACTGAAACAGGGGGTGGAACGCTGCGAGCGCCACGGTTTATTGCATCAGGAACTATCACTGCGACGGGCGGCTTTATAGGGAATGCATCGTCTGCGTCACAAGTTCCGACCGTCAGTAACACCACTTCGACTACTGCGCAGTTTTTGACATGGACAGATGCAGTGGGGGGTGCCGGTACTGCTGCCTTACAGACGTCAACGCCACTTACATATACCCCTTCTGAAACAGGGGGTGGAACGCTGCGAGCGCCACGGTTTATTGCATCAGGAACTATCACTGCGACGGGCGGCTTTATAGGGAATGCATCGTCTGCGACCACTGCGACCACTGCGACGACGGCAAGCAATGCGACATTGGCCGACAACTCGACGCAGGTCATGACGATTAGGAACGGCGCCACCGGATTGCGATACATTACCTTCTCGACAACGGACAACACCGCTGCTACGGCGTCGACTCTTCAGACAGCAACAGCGTTAACCTACAATCCGGGCACGAGCACGCTGGTTGTTCCCAACTTGACGGGGACGGCAAGTAACGCGACATTGGCCGCCAACTCGACGCAGGT